TCCATATTTCCTCCGTTAGTTAAAAATCAGATAAATCAATACCAAAATCTTCTGGTCTGTATTTCATTGAACTAAACACCGTCCATACACGTTTGTCAAGATTATGTTCTTTCAAAAACTGATACAACGTCTGCTGCAACCGTTTTTCCAATTCTTGGTCTTGGTCAACGGTCAATTCATCGTTTAATACAATGTCATAATCTTCTTCGATTTTGTCGTTCATATCCCACATGATTTGCTCTGCATTAAACATATCTGGGATATAATACGCTGGATGACCGATGTCAACCGTTGGACAATCAAGATTTTGACAATCGTCCTCATAGTAGTTATTAATGGCATCTGCAATGGTGTCTTGCGGTTCACCACAAGTATCATCGGTTGTCCAACAATAGTGTTCTTTATCCAGTATGTACATTAGTTGTCCTCCTGTAAGGAAAGAACGGCAAACGCATCGGCATCATTTAGTTTTAAAACACAGGCTTCATCATCGTTGTTATCCATGTTTCGGATATACACAGGTCTGCCACTATGGATGAGTGCCACATAATAATCCAACAATTCTGTTGCCGTTCTATGGCTTTCAACGGTAACAAATCTGTGGATTGTACCATAATGTGCCTTGACTTTGTATTGTTTCTTTGGTTTATTGTTTAATTCTTCTAGTTTGGCAATAAAAGAACTCACAATAGATTCTTCTCCAGATGGTTTATGGATATTACTCATGTTTGTTACGCTCCAATCTTAGTTTTAACAATTCAACGATATGTTGTAAAAATGAAATTCTATCAATTTCTCTATTTGTTACTTCATATTCTACACCATAGTACGTTGTCTTGTCAATAAAAAGTTGCAATGTTTCATCTTTGTATACTTTTGTAAAAACTTTAAAATATTTGTCGTTATAACAATCAAACATTCTATAGCTTGTCACAATCGTTACATCATCAAATCGCAAAAACCTAGGTTCGTTTAAGTCTTTTAATAAGTCGATTATCTGACAACATAACTCAACGACATTTCCCATTGGTTTGCACTCCTTTTCGTATTCTTTAATAAACTGACTCCATTCTTCCTCGGTTGTATTATTCAATTCATCCAACATTTGTTTCCAAAAGTCGTCCATTGGTTCTATAATCATTTGAACGCCCCCATCGTAGATAACATAAGCAATCCAAAGGCAATAGTCGCAATGTTTAACGTAATACATAGATACACTGGTATGTATCTGGTGCCGTATTCAAAGCCACCAATGACTTTGACTGACTTTTGCCATATAGCTTCGGTCAAATATTCTCTTTGCATCTTCTGCCATGACCTATCGAGATACAGTTTGTTTAATTCGCTCTTGGCATCCCTTAGTTGCTTATGTAACAACTCAATTGTGGCATCCTTGGCGATAATCACTTGGTTTTGGTCTTCGATGGTTTTCATCAATTGTTGTTCATTCATAATGGTATCATGGGTGGTTATAAAAACCACCCCTCCTCGACTGCCGTCTGCAACAAAGCATCCTCAATTTGACAAATGAAGTCATATTCTTCGTCATTGAATTGGTCGTCACGTTTGACCCAATGCATCGTTGGTTCACCATCGAAAACACCATGACTGTGAGAATAATGTGTCAACATACCGTTGTTTCTATAAAAGAACAATTCAGTAGTTTGCTTGACAACATCATAATGTTTGGTTTTACGATTGAACGCCAGCATATGACCATATTCAGTATTGACAACATAGGTTTCATAGTTGCCCTTAAAGAAATCTGGTGGTAACAAACGATATACGTTTTCCACCCTGTACATTACTTGGCTAAATGTTCTGTATGACAATGTTCTACTCCTCCGTTTTTGCACTATTTGTATATTCATCAATAAAAGAACTACCGATAAATTTCTCGTGTTTGTTCGCCAGCATGGCACATTTGTCAACGACTTTGTTCATACCAGCGACAATAGATGTCACGACTTCATCAAGTTCTTTGATGGCACGTTTGACATTCTTTAAATCATCCTTAGTGAGTGTTGACGTGTCCACATCATTAATCAACTTGGGAATGTCTTCGATTTTCTTGATGGCTTTCCATTCTGCGATTTGTTCCTGTAGTTTCTCAACACTTAGTGCATCTTGTTGTAACACATTGAGAATACCCTTGTAAATAGACAAGCGTAACGTATTGAGTTCTACATTGGTATTATCTTTGTTCATATCAATGTTACTAGCAAGGTTTTCAACATAATGTGCTAATGGATAACCACAAGTGGCATCCAATAATAAGTTCCGTGGTGTGTAGCTGCGATTTGACAATTCTTTATCTCCTTTGTATTCTAATGACTATGAGGCTTGGTTTTCCGCAATGGCTTCCGACAGTTCTTCTGCTGCGGAATCAAAATCCCATTTCCATGCGTTATGTGCTAAGTTGTGTGCAGATTGTAACTGTAGGTCATCAAGTATGATACCCTGTGCGGTTTGCTCTCGCACCCATCTAGCACGTGAATAACAATCGTATTTGATTTGTGTGATAATATTCAATTTATACTCCCTCCATTAAATCTAAATCTTATTCCCTTAGTTTAGCATACTGTTTACGGCTATGATAGCGACCGCTACATTTGTGTGAACAAAACCGAGAACGTATTTGACGTGGTTTAAACATTTGACCACATTCTTCACATGGTCGTGGTGGTAAATCCAACGCCTTATAACTGGTCTTACTGTAGATACCTTTTGTTGGTCTTGGTTTTAACTTGCGTTTTTTCTTTAGTTCGTTTGGGTGTTTCTCATAGTATTGTTTGACGGCTTCTTTGGTGTCACTTTGGACTTTCCAACCATCGAAACATTTCAAGTGTTGTAAAAACTCTGGTAAACTTGCCAATTGTGTCACCCCCAAATTAAAACGTAACGATTTTCTTGCAACCAGTTGTTCGGTCGTATCCAATGGATTCATAACCAGCGGCAAGTGACTTCTCGTAATTTTCAACGAACAATCTTAGGTTGACGTATACGTATGGAATGTTGTTGTCTAACGCATCGTTCAACAATTTATGCGTCATAGTATTGAACATCTTGTTCAACAAATCTGCATCAATACGACTGACTGGAACATGAATTTTCATGTTTGACAATTCATTATCCAAGATAATAATGTCTGCCGTTTTGGCATTGAAGATAAATGTTTTTACGAATGTTGTTGTTGTTTGATTTGAAAATTTGAATAACATAATTTCCTCCTAATGGTAAAGAATAAATTCTTTAAAACTAAATACTTCTTGTTTCTGTAATCATTATACCATATCTGACAATCGTGTCAAGTATTAATTTGAGAATTTTTAAATATTAATCATAATATATAAAAACCGTATGATATAATGTTCTGACTTGGGTTTATTCCCTGTCGTTGATTACATTATACCATACGGTAGTTTTGTGTCAAGTATTTATTTTGAAATTTACAAAAGTTGTTTACTTAAAGAATTTATCCCATAGTTCTTCCATAAGTATCCACTCATAGCCATTATTTCCATGTATTTGACAATAGAAATAATTACCGTCTTGTTTTGTTTTACCAGTGACGGTATAATTGTTACCATTATGCGTAAAGTCTTCGGCTTGGATGCAATCAATTAGATGTAACTTGTTTTCCAACAGGTCTTGTTCATGAACCAACTGGACATTCTTTAATCTATCAATAATATCACGTTCAAGAGTATCATCATGACCGATTTTTACAACATCTTCATAATCGACTTCACTTGTGGTTGAAATACCATCGGTTAAAATCAATAGATTTATATCCTCATCGTAATCAATGACAAAATATGCATGACCCATAAACATGACAACATCACCAATTGTAAACATAATTACCTCCTATTCCTGTGGATGTAATAAACCATTGTATCCACTATAATCAAAATTACGTACAAACGATGGCATCTGTGCGTTTCTAAAGTATAACTCTTGTTGTCGCATGACTTCTTCCGTTGGTTCGTACCGTGAGCGTTCTTTAGACCGTTTTAAACACGTTTCAACATCGGTATCAAACCGCTTATACCATAATGTATAATCATGTATATCACACAAGTCTTTCAAGAATTGCATTTCTGCGTTGAGAACGTCTTGCGGTAATGTATTTGTGTTATCATACACGATAAAATCCCCAGTCCGCATACGGCATGAGATTGCATATAACGACATCTGGTGTGCAGCACGTTCCACATCTGGGTCAACCAATAGCTTCCCATATCGGAACGCATAATGTTTGCCACCAATAATATCACGAATCTGGTCATACGACACACACCAGTCAGTCAACCCATGCTGTTTTACAAAAGTTGACTTTCCACTAGCTGGTAAACCCCAGAGAACCAATAGATTGTGTCTATTGAACTCCATGTCTGTCCACTCCATAGTCTTCGCATATGTCAACCACAGACATCCATTTGTCTGGTCTACCGATACCATCTGAACATCTGACTGACACAATGTTTTTATCTTTGTCAACACGCATATCAGTCGACACAAGCAATGAATCTTTATTATTGGCTTCTAAAAATTTATCCATAAGTGATAATGCGATATTGACTTGCGTTTGTAAATCAAGTGATTGTCGTTTGGCATTATCAATGGCATCTTTGATTGTTTGCAATGGAAATTCTCCGATTTTTTTAAACTTGTCTTGGCTATCAAAATCAAGAGAGTATGTATCTATATGGTCAAAGCCATCATAACATTTATCTTGGTCATATACTTGCGAAACAATCCATGCGTTTCCATAATCAGATACGATAATGTCACCACGTTTAAACTTTGGTTTGATAGGTGTCATTTCTGTTGCTCTCCAATCTCGTGTAGAAAATTCATAATAGAATCAATTTCCAAATACTTGTTTGATTCTTTTATAAAAACTACACGATTATTCCGTATGTTTCCATATTTTTCATCACGATTAATTCGATACGTTTTTAAGTCACCACGTTTCAGTATTAGTACACGCATCTGTAATGGCGACACATAATATACGATGGCTGGTAAACCGTTTACATACACTAGGTCGCCACGTTGAAAATCATGTGTATTACTCATAATCTTCCTCGTCTTCTTCGTAGTCGGGTTCTTCTTCTTCGATGCCAGAAATTTCTACTTCTTCGACCTGACCATCCACATCGTATTGACAAGTGGTTGTATTAATGTCAAAACAGTCTGCTAAGTCGGATGCAATGTCATACGCTTCTTCTAAAGTGTGAGCAGTCACACGTGCTTCGCCATAGAATGTGCCACTATAGGTGACATTATAAACCTTTTCCATTACGTTCCTCCGCATCAACAAGTACTTTACCCAACCCTAGAATAATAAGAACAATCCCCAGAACGATTGATAGCTTAACCGCAATCCAGAATATCATCGCAACTGTTGCAAATTCTAAGATATAAAATTGCAATAGATATAACACAAAGGCAACACCTGTGGCAAGCCATGCGAATTTTGTTGCCAATGCTATGATGACAACGCCAATACTACCAAGAATACCAATGATAACCAATAGAATGTTTTTTAAAATGTTCATTATTTGTCTTCTTTCCGTAATTCAATAACAACAGGTGTTTTCGGTTGTTTTTTATGCGTTGTAAAATCGCATGAGGTTTCTGTACAACCGTTACACATTCCCAACGTAGTGAGATTGACCAACGATGGATAAATCATATTTAGCTTCTTATAGATTTCTCGTGCCACTTGTTGGTGTTCCGTAGATGCACGTTTGCATAATCGCTTGGGTAAATACTCCATCCAAGTCCTTAGTGAACCACTTACGGTCATTGTGACGTTGGTTGCCAATGGTAACACATAGGCTGCGACTTGGTATGGCACTCCAGAATTGACCAACCGTCTATATTCCAGAATTTGATTTTCAATCAGCTTATTCATCAGCTTACCCATGTCGTTTGAAATCTCTGGATGTTCGGTTGAATCAAACCAAGTGGAATCCGCAAAGTCTGTGCCACGTGTAGATTTAACAGTAAAAGACAAATGTCTGTGTCGTGTAATCTGTGCAAGGCATTTTTGCGACATTTCAATATCGAATGTCACCATCGTATGTTCCAATAGTGACAAATGACCACTATGGACGGCTCGCACAAGTGCATCAACACCTAGAGTTTTGCCATAGCATTGACCCATTGCGTGTGCAGCTGTATCAAGCGGTGTGTAATTCTGTAATGTTACTTGCATTTATTTCTCCGCCTTATCTAACGCATTTTCAATCATTTGTATGATTTCATACAGTACTGTTTCGGTCAAATCTGCCACGGCTTCTGCACCATCACCAAAGATTTGAATTTGACCATATTCGTAATCATACCTAGAGCGTATATCTCTAAACTTAACATCATCAATCTTAATTGTCTTCATATGTACCTCCTAGCGGTAAACGATGGCATAATCGGCAGTACCACCATTGGCAAGACCAGCGGTGAATACTGTATGAAATTGCCAGCCATCATCAAATAATTCATTTAATTGGTTTTCCGCAGAACTAAGGCGGTCGGTGTTCAACAGAATACATTTGTATCTTTTTGTATGTTCTATCGCTTGCATAATTTTTCTCCCAATGTATCTTCAATCACACTTATTAGTTGCCAAAAAGCAGTATTGTAAAAATGTACTTGATTCCATGTTGGAATTGGCATACTCTCATAGGCTTTTTCATACTCTTGTACGACATCAATCAAGGTTTTTACTTTGGCTTTGTCTATTCTTTTCATGTAATTTCTCCAAAAAAAACCATCCATTGGTGACGGAAAACGCTCTGTTATAACCAACGGCTCTTTGTCGTCACACAAGTTAGTACCTGTAGCTTTTTCAAGCAACACTACCAGCAACCAAAAGGATTCACTATAGAAGTTTATGTCTTCTGCTCTGGAGTCTTCAAAAGTATTATTTTCTTCGGTTGCTTTTACGTTGTTGATTACTTCTTTTGCTTCTTCGATATATTTTTGTATCATGTGTACCTCCTATGAGAACAACAAATATAAAATCGCAATCGTATCAAAAATGACAATCCAAAAGAACACATTTATAACAATCAATAAGTTGTTATACTTGCGTTTAGATACAACATTTTCGACCTGTCGTAAACGATTATCAATGGACTTTGTTCTATCGTAATACTTTGGTAAACATTCAATGCGATTATTGAAGCGTGTTTCAAAGTCATGCAACAATAGACCGACCATAGATTGTTCCTCGTTTGTCATTGCCTAGTCCTCACGTGTAAAACTGAAATCATAACAATAGCTAGTGAATTTATCTTCTTGCCAATCCATCAGCCATAACTCATCTGAAAGAATCTCCTTGTATAAAACTTGATGTCTTTTAGAATAAAAACCTATAGAACATTTTTGTTCTATCATTGGGTATGCACCAAAGTTTTTATACACCAACTCATTCAACAATATATCTTTATAGGATTGCTTACTGTAGAATTTAATACACTCTTTTGCTAAGGTGTTTTGCTCTTGTTTTTCTAAAGAGTTCCATCCATATCTATTGAATTTTTCAATCATGGTGTCACCATATGGAACGCAATCAATCCACCGACATTCACAACAATAACCGCAATCAAATACCAAAAGATTTGTTTATGGATTCTACAGATGCGTTTAAACAAGAAATCCGATTGTTCTTCTAAGGCAGAAATACGAATGTGTTGCACTTTGTTTAATTCAGTCAATTTGTCAATTAAGGATGCTTGTTTCCTCAATAGGGTTGCTTGTGTTGACAACGACCGTGCCACTTCTAACACATCTTCTTTTGTTGCATACATTATTCTTTCTCCGTTGGTTCAAACTCAATTTCATAAAAACAATTGTATAAACCATAATCAATCGTAAAAGATTGACCATGTTCAATCACACGATAATACCGTGGTCGATAATCGTTTTCTCTCCACCAATCTTTAATAGATTGCATCGCTTGTTCAAACGTGTCATACGAACCGTGGTATTCCTTGATTTGTTTCTGTGGTTTTACCCAATATACTGAATACATTATCCGACCCACTCTCCATATTCATCCATCCAATACACATCTAGGTATTCAAAATAGAAAATCTTACCGTCTGGGTCTTCGTGTTCGCCAACGGCATATCCTGTTTTGTAACACCCAAGTTCCATGCATAATTTCTGTAGTTGACGGCAAGCATCATCGTATGAATCTCGTGCCATAACCTTATGCATTACCCCATCATTGTCTATTGTATAACCACCGTACTTCTTCATGAGTCCTCCGATTGTAAATCATTTAATATGTCACGAATGTCAGCCACGGCATATTGCATACATAATCTCCCATAGGAATCATCACGTAACATTAAAGCCGTCACTAGGTCACGTTCAATATTCTCTAGGGTATCAACGATTGGTCGAATGTCGTGTTCGTTTAATGACTTCTTCATTTGTCGCTCTCCTGTATAGATTTACACAAGGCATCCAAAAGAACATTATTAGGTCTTAAATCTCTTAAAGTAGCTATTTGAACTCTTTTGTGACCATCTGGAGAACGTCTAGTACCATAAAATTGAATACGACTTGTCCAATCTGTTGTCATTATACTGTTGAGAAGACTTACGTCTTTCACAGAAAACACGCTATTATCTCCTAGCAATAAATCAGAACCCTGTAGTTGTTTAAAGTGTTTTAACACTTGTTCTGCAATCAGTAAAGAACCCTCGGAGACTTTACGGATATATGCCTTATAGGACTCAATCATAAGTGCTTGGGTATGTAACACGTTGACAATCGGACAATCATCTTCAATTCTTTCATATAGCTGCGTATCTGCAACGATATATCGCTCCATCTTTAGATTATAAACAATACAATTCTTTCCATATCCAACATCTGGAATATCTTGGATATAAATACAATGTGTATCGTTACAAACATTTCTTAAAATCATACCTTGTTGAAATTCTGACATAATTAAACCTCCAATACATACATTGTATCACACATACACTATTCTGTAAACAATTGTTCTTCCGTATATTCAATGCCACGGTCTTCCAAAAATTGCATAATCGCACGTTTTTCTAGTGGTTTCCATTTTGTAACACCAGAGAATCTACGGTTGACATCTTGTGGTGTCATATACAGAATATCACTTAATTCTTTTTGCATGACACCAGCGTTGTTCAATGCAGTTCTTAAGTTTACATACCTAGGGATGAGTCCATGTAGATATTGGTCTTTCACTTGTGATAAGACTTGGATTGGGTCGTCTGTATGCTCGCATAAGACATCAATCAACAAGTCAATAACCTCATCTGGCTTTGCGGTTTTCTTTAACTCGTATGTTTTGTCTTGTAATTCAATCTTCATTATATACCTCCAATAACGGGCGGTGTTAAACCGCCCATATATGTTACTTCGTCAATAAGTTTTCCAACATTTGAACTCGGTCTTTTAATTCTTGTAGTTCATTACGTTTGACATTCGTTGTTTTACCAACCTTGAAATTAATAGATGCGTTTGTCACCTTGGCAGAACCAAAAGATTGACCAACGTAGAACATTACGTTTTCATTCGGAGCATAGAACGCACCGATTGCCCCAGCGTTTGCATTTTTGTAATGTCCAAAGCCAGCACTTAGAGAGAATTTGTTCTGTGCATCGAAACCATTCCAATGTAATGCACCCAAAGCAGATACGGATGCAATTGCTGCGTTGGTGCCACGTTCCAATCCCTTTAGTTTATTGTCAATGTCACCCAACAATTGTTGATTTGCGTGTTCTAATGTTGTAATTCGTTGTCCATTAGTATTAATTTCATCAATAGCTGCATACAATTGAGAGCCATTGACTGCATCCAAGGAATCTGCGGCGATACGACCAGCGGACACATTTTGTAGTTGTCTATTGTAATTATCTAAGTGGCTATAGGTGTCAGACTTCTTAGACCCAAAGGACACACTGGAGTTTGGACTATCCCCAGCAAATACGTGTGTTGTTCCGTTGATGTCCATTTGACCAAAACCAACAGGTTCATATGTTTGGCTATTAGTGCCAATTGCCACGCTATTTTGTACTGGTGCAGATGCATTGTTGCCGATTACAACGGCATCCATACCACGGATAACATTGTGTGTACCAACGGAGATTGCTCCTTGTGCATCCAATGTGTTATTCGCACCAATAATGGTTTGTTCTACATGGCTACCAACATAGTTATTGTACCCAAGTACCGTTGTTTGATTTGTGTTGACTGTACCGTTGCCACCACCCAAGATGATGTTATCGTCACCATTCACGGTATTATCACGACCAACAACGATTGTATTTGTACCGTTTACACTTGTGTTTGCACCAACGGCAACGCTATTGTAACCATTCACAGTTGGGTTTACGGCAGATGGTTCTAATGTGCCAAACACAACTGGATTTGCGAACGCACCCATTGTTGCCATTGCGAATACTGCGGATAAAATTGTTGTTTTTGTTGTGTTGTTCATTTGTTTTCTCACTTTCGTTTATATCATACCATTTAAACTTTCAAAGAATCGCATAATGCTTTCATCTTTCTTATAGCACATTTCTTCGCCAACGACTTGCCAATCACTTGCCATAATAGCAGATGCATTAAGCGACCCCAATAATTTGTGTTCTGTTGATGTACACACATATATTTTTCCTCGTTTGAGTCTTAAACAAGACTCTGGTTTCCAGTGGTATCTACGAATGGCTTTACCATTCAACATATGTTCAAATGCAGTACTAAATCTCATCTGTATACTCCCTTATGTGGTCTAACTTAGTTGGTAGCAATGTGATTGACATAATTGACATAACCATTGCTGCGAACCAATCGGAATCATTAAACCAAAACAATCGAATAAATGACCCCAATAATAATACGATTGAACCCAAACGTATCATTCGTAGAATATCGTCCTCGACGTATCGTCTGGTTTGTGCTTTTCGTTTCATAACTTCCTCCCTTGCAGTAGTTCCCAAGATTTAAACATAATATCATAATCCAAATTCACATAAGTTCTATTCTTAGGATGCTTTGGACACGCAAGATAAATCCATTGTGAATCTTTTGTTCTGCGATGTTCGATTATGGCAACAGGCTTAGTATGACACTTGCAACAACCAACTGTTGCTTCGCAACGGTCTAAGATGTGGTCAAACCCATCGCCATATTCCAGAAAATACTCACGCTTGTCTGGTAGTGTACGACCACCGCCAAATCCCTTGTATGCCATGTTATTTCACCAGTTTGGCTTCTTTGTAGCCAATTACGGCATCTAATGAAGATGCGGTGACACTTGTTGCTCCATTTGCAAACGCAAAGACCATGCCGTTTTCGTATCTTGCGAAATATCTATAGACCCATCCATAGTCTGCTTTTCTAACTTTGATTAATGTATCCACAGGAATACTTTTCCAGTCAACAATATCAATGTGGTCTTCAATCGCAATATATAGATATGGCTTTAATAGTTCTTGTAATATTGCAACCTCTAGTGTGCTTACTATGGCAGATTTCTTATCGCCATAACAACAAACACTTGATGTATTTGCAAATCTAGGTTCTTGTTCTGATGCTATATAAAGTTTTACAGATGTGTCATAAAATAAGTATCTATAGCCTCGTTTGTGTAAATCCTTTAAAAAATATTCTATGCCATCTTTTGTTAAATATTTAGATTGTAACATAATTTTCCTCCTATGGGTGAACGATAATAACAGATGTATCTTGACCGATACGCATAACCTGTAACAAAGACCAACCCTGTTCAAAATATGGTTTTAAAACATCCATATAATGAAACCCATGAGGTATCTCATAACATTTTCTTTTCATGTGAACCTCCGATACTTAATCATTTGTTGTTCTGATATAAGAATATCACATGATTACATTTGTGTCAATAACAAAATAAAAAAAGACGGAAGAAATTTATTCTTCCGTCCTATAGTGCCATAATGCACAATCATCAATTTCACACGCCTGTACTTCCGCAAGCGTTCCGCAACAACACTCACGACATTTCTTATGAATGGCATCAAGTGGTGTTTTTGGCTTTGGTGGCTTACGTTTACGTTTTGGTGGTGCTTTTGGTTTAACAACCTTGGTTTGATTCTTGGTTGGTTTCTTTGTTGTCTTCTTGCGTGTTCCCTTAAGTGGCATTATGTACACACTTTCGCAATTCTTCCAGTTCCAACACATGGTCAATGTCGGAATGAACACGAATTGACTTCTTGTTTCTTTCACCAGATAACTCTACGATGGGTGTACCACAATCCAATGGTCGATAACCCTTGTCTGCGGAATAACCGCCCCAACCAAGGAATGAACCAGATTGTATGTCGTAATGTTCAGTCATTGACCAAGCCTTGGCAATACGGTTTGGTGTTGCCACATGGGTTTTCTCCCAATTGGTCTTATGTAAGTGTTCATAAAAAGTAATATCGGTATGCAGCCATTCCATTGCCGTTGGTTTCTTTGCGTTGTGCCAAGTACCAATGACATACAGATTCTTATTGACATTAAAAAATACGCTTGCCATACCGTGATAAAACGGAACACCCAATAGTTCTGCTAACATCTGTTCTGGTATTAATTTATTATGTTTCAACGCACGTTCATATCCGTGGTTGCCAGAACGGCAAAACAAGATGCGGTCTTTAATCGGTTGCAATAAATGGTAAGCGGTCAACACTTGGTCGCCACCATGTTCCGATTGTTCAAATACAGATGATGCGGAACTTGTGGTTGCATTGTCCGTAGAATCACCACCGATAATCAAATATAGATTATCAATGGATTGTACTTTGGACAAAAAGTCTTCAAACTTTTGTCTGTTGTGATAGATATTCCCAACGTGTATATCGGATACATCCGCAATGTATGCACGGTCTGCATCCACACGCATATCTAATTTGTTTGCGTTTAGAGAATGTTCTGCGATGTTCAAATGCGTTCCTCCATATCGTTTAATCGTGTGCATTGTTTGCCACAGTAATTACAAATGGTTTTCTTATCACCAAAGCACTCGTCAAGATATTCAACGGCTTTACAATGAAATGATTCACGATGTTCACCCTTGTAGATGTGATATTTCTTGAATGTGTTTCGTGCAGAATCAAATGGATAATTCAGTTTGTCTTTTGGCGTTGATGCAAAATACAGATTCTTGACTGGTTGAAACATATCAACGTCAACCGTGTTTTCTTCCATCAGTTGTAACACGATTTCTTTCGCTTGTTTCTTCACCAGCTTATACTTGGCACAGACATATGTATAAGACAATCCGAGTTCTTTGGCTATATCCTTTAGCTTCTTACGATAACCAGCACGTAGAATTAACAATTGTGTGTTTTTAACGCCCAATTCAGAACGCAACCGAATGAGTGCATACGACATTCTCTCAAATTCTTCTTGTTGTAACACAATGTCTTCTGGTGAGTCTGCATAATCAATTGACCGTAAACGGTTCAAACGATTTAAAATCCGCTGCTTCTGTTTGTTCTGTGCAAACTCATCAAAAGAATATTGTTTCTCAAACTGTTGTATTTTTGTTAAATTACTCATGTTTGAACACATGAATTGTGTAAATCTATTCATTCAACCACCTTGTAGCGACTGTCAATACCAATAATTTTCTTTGACCGTTCTCCAATGGACTGACATCGGTCTGTTCTAAAATCACATTGAACGATTGTACCGATGTATTTTCCATTGTAATATATCTTACGAAAATTACCTTTGGTACGCTTCTTTTGTTGTCGTTCGGTTTCTTCGTCTTCTCTAACAAAGATTACCTCTGGTGATATATCGTATAAATATTGTTGAATCGTATCTCTACACTCCCCATAAATAGAGATACGATATAATTCCCCATTCTTAAACATATCCACTAAATACATAAATCGTTTCATGGATTGTGTTTATCTCCCATTATTTATTTGTAGAACCAGTACCACCAGTACGTTGGTCTGCGGTATCATCATCATCAATCAAGAAATATTTTGTGAAAATACCTTGGACAATGCGTTCGCCAGCTTCAATGGTTTGGGTGGTATCGCCATAGTTATATAATACAACCATGATTTCACCCTCGTTATCTGGATTGTTATAATAATCGGAATCAATAACCGATGCACCAGTCGCAAGCATTAATTGACGTTTAATGCCCAAGGATGAACGCACACGTAAATCCAAGTATTCATCTGGTGGCATATACGCTTTGACACCAGTTTTAATCAGTACGGATTGTTTTGGTTCAATTGTATAATCATCATAAGCATAAAAATCATAACCAGCACTATGGATTGACCCTCGTGTCGGTTTTCTAACGATTGTTCCCATGCGAGATACATACTCAAAACCTCGTGCTCGCTTCACTGGTTCTTCTTGTGTTTTTAATCTTACTGTAATCATAATTTCCTCCGTTATTAAACCAAGACTTCAACAGTAATATACTGTCGCCCAAACTGAATTGCATCTTCGTATGATGGCATCCATATGTCAATAGCATTGGAATAACCTCCACCGAATCTATCTTTAACAACATACGTTCGACCATTAATAATTACTCGTGTGCCGAACGGCAAATCGTCACTTGCGATTGCTCCATCGTGAGTCCATTCACCGTTTGCCATTGTACCACGGTCTGTGTATGCAGATACCTCGGCTTGCATTTGATATGCATATGTTTGCCCCATACACATACCAAAGAATACGCAAGCAGCAATTAATAATTTTTTAATCATGCTTACCTCCTATGTATAATAAATACCCAAGTGCAAACATCAGTATCACAAGACACATCCGTTGCACAATCACCAATAAAATTAATGCGGTTAAACCGTCCATGATTCAACTGTAGATGCGATGTCTGTGAATTGTTTCTGTAGTCGGTCTTGTGCCATATACCCAAGTTTCATAACCCAGATTACTGCGGTTTCTAAGTCGTAGCCATTCACCAAAGCACCAGCGATAATCTTATCAACTTTAGATTTGTTTGGTTCATCTACGGCATACACGCAGATGTAATCGTTTCCAACGTGTTCATGTTCTTTAAGTACCCAATGTTCATGTGGTTTTAAATCATCTGTTACTTGTAGATAGATTTTAAAATCGGTAATGTCGATTACATCGTCTTCTTCGATTAAGCCAATGTCGCATAAACACTTGTCATAGGCTTCACCCTGTAGAAATGTTTGTCGTTCGATTTCTTCACAATCTTCTTGAATGTCACCAGTCAAGTAAACAACCCAATGTGGAAAACACTCACGAATATCTTCGGCATCTGTAGACTCTATTGATGTCAATTGGTATGAAAAACCATCGAACCACACAAGATGTAAACCCCACATTTTATCAATTCCATCCGTATTTGTCAATTTTTGTTCTAACATTTGTATCTCCCTAGGGTGTAATATCGTACACCTTAAATTCAATTCTTGGGTTTTCACTATAGCGTTTGCGTGTGATTACATCGCACACTTGGTTATCATCGACCCATATCACACCAGACAATGCATCCATAACGCCTTTGAGTACGTTATCAATATCTGGTTTCTTCGTTGGTAGAATTAATCCATCGACCATATCTTGGTGGTCTTTTTTGCGAACACTGGATGGGATTTTACGGTACACGTCAAGTTCAAACAATAATGGCACGTCCGTTAAATCCTTTGGGTGTTCGATTGAATCTTTTATCAGTTGTTTATATGCTTTAGACTTTGGAGGGTCATAGGCTCTTACAAAACGACCTCTACCGCTTAACCGTGGTCTTCCCTGTGGTACTGGGTCGCCCATGACAACTCCAGAATAAATTAACTTCATTATAACTCCGCTTGTGAATATAATCGACTAATGGCATCTGTCATATCATCACAAGCCTTGTCCACAAGATGAACGGCTTCTTGTTCAGATAATTCAGATTGCATCATTCGTCTACGAACCTCTGCTTTTAGTTCGTTGGTTCTATAATCAATTATTGCAATCATGTGTAGTTCCTTGACCATATTCTTGTTTCTCCCTTTGGATGTCACGATTGATATTGTCAACCAATGTTTGTAAGTGTGATAAATCTTTGGAATTATTGATTGTGTAATCACACATATGTTTCATTGCATCAACAGATGTTTCAGACACATCATTTAATTTAGATATATCGCAAGAGCCATCACGTTGCTTCATGCGTTTGATACGCTCTCGTTTATTCGCAGAAATGAATATGGACTTCTGATAGTATGGCTCTCCAACGTCCGATTCTTGCAACATCTTTAGTTCGTTTTCGTATCGGCAATCCGTCACGATGTAACCCTTTGGATTGTCTTCGATTAATCTATTGCGGAGAACGACTATCCAAAAGTCTTGAAACAACGCTCGTAAACCGTTGCCCAACGATTGTAAATGACCACGTTGTTTGCCATCAAGAACCGTTTTCTCAATCGTTTGTACAACTGGCAAGATACCACTTAATTCTTCAACGGAATGTCCACTAAGTGAGGACAAATATTTCATACCAGCGTTGACACCTTGTTCTTGAATCACATGGATTGTTTCTTTTAAGGCATCGGCAAAGGCATATCTCGGTAGATTGTCACACAATAAATCTGCCACCGTATCTTTGCCACTACCAGCACGACCAACAAGAATCATTGTACGTCACTCCCTACGGTGTCCGTTGTATCTTTCACAACTTCGACATCAAAATTAAATCCAAAGATTTGTTGCATACGTTCTTGCGTTGTGTATTTTGTATAACGGTTTTTCTCTGGGAAATACAATCGTACTCGTGGTGCAAGATAACCAGCTTGTGTTTTCTCCCCATGTAATTTTGTGCATAAGTAAAATTCATCACCGACTTTAACTTCGTTGACAAAAGCCGTTCGGCTTTGTCGTTTAATCGCAGTAATGCGATACTTGTCAATGGTTCTAAATTCCTGTGTTTTGATATTAACCATACTTACCCCTTATTATAATACGGACAACAATATGACACCGAGCAATAATCTTTACATCTACGACCCATTGGATACGTTTTAGACACCCATCTGTCTTTGGCAGAACATTGTCGTGGCATCTTATTGGTTGCAATAGCAGTCACCAAAGCATCTTTTTTATATAATGCATAATCAAGCAATCGTTGGTCATTCATCTTTGGTAGCTTCAATAGATAACATTGTTTATCCAAGTTGAATGTCTTGATTGTATTGATTGGTTCTTTAATGATTACTTGCAAGAACATATCTTTGATGGGAATGCCGTGTTTGTTCAACAATATTCTGTATAGATTTTGTTGTTTACAGTAATCACCATAATGATGCAAACCGTCATAAAACCATTGCTGTCGCATCTCTGTTTCACCCTTGCGTTTACCACGTTTGATTGTATATGGTTTCCACAATGGTCTACCACCCATCATTGTCGCACATTTGTATGCACCAACGACTTTGTAATCGTATAATGTGTGATGCTCTAAGTCAATACAGTCCATCTGACCTGTTAGACCCTGATAAGACAACCTAAACTCACCAGCATAATTGTGTGGCAAACAGTTTTCCAATATACCATGAACCGATGTACCAACTGTTGCAGCAATGGATGAAAACGGATTAATGGTTTCATTATGGGTTGCCTTTAGATACATATAAAGCGTTGGTGACAACACTTCGGTGACACTAAAGTTTGTTCGGTTTAAGTCACGAACACGACTCGCATTAACCAACAACGGTTTCGCCAAACATCGTTGACCCATACGGCATTGGTTCATGCAATCTTTGACCAAAATGGTTTGACCATCTGGACATAAAAACGAATTTTCTTTCATTGTTTGTAACCCCATATATTAATTATACAGTATTTTACTGTGGTTGTCAACTTTAGGTATAACAAAAAGAAGACACCTAAGTACGAAAGGAGGGAAAAATACTTAGATGTCTTCTTTTGTTTGTGTTCAGAATAAACACTTATGATGATATTTTTGTTGCGGAATGGCTTACGTTCCATATTTCACGATGCCGCAACTCAACGACCAATACCCCTCGGTACGGGATTTTATACCAACGGCATCTGATAACTACCGCTGGATTTTAGCTAGCTGCACACAGATGGATTTGAACCATCATCAATTTGTTTTACCATTAAACTATGTGTGCATCCATGACTTTGGATTTTAACCCAAAGTCAACAGGAGGAAAAATTATGCGTGTATCTTTGGTATCACCAAGTCAACACGAAGTATGCCAGCCGAATAGGAAACCCTTAAGCAATCTATTCGGTGATACGATGCCGTAACACACGTATCGTGGCTGTGGAGGAAAGTGTGAGATTTGAACTCACGGAACATTACTGTTCTTCGGTTTTCAAGACCGATGCAATAAACCAGACTCTGCCAACTTTCCATGTGGTATCCCCAGTAGGACTCGAACCTACAAAACCTGAATTTTAAGTCCAGTATGTTTGCCAGTTTCATCATGGGGATATGGTGCCGTTGGGAGGATTCGAACCTCCGAAGCTATGTCCTAAGCGACAGATTTACAGTCTGTTGTCTTTATCCATCTTGACTACAACGACATGGCTCTTGGGGCAAGACTCGAACTTGCAACTCTCTGGTTAACAGCCAGATGCTCTACCATTGAACTACCCAAGAATCTATGGAGGATGGTACAGGATTTGAACCTGTGGTTGTTTTTTAGACAACATTTCTTTAGCAAAGAAACTCAATAAGCCACTCTGACAACCATCCATGGCAAGTGTTGAGCAAATAGCCAGCGTTCATTCACCCTTTAACGAAAAACACTCACTTCCGACCACTACGGTAGCGACCCACAGTGGATTTATCTTATGGAGAATGTTGGGGTCGAACCAACATCTTCTATTGATAGGGACGTGAACCATCACATTACTGGAATCGAACCAGTATTCCGCTCCTCGTAGTGCTTTACCTTTAAGCTAATTCTCCATGTCTACCGCCATGCAAACCTTGTTGCATCATTCAATCACCCAAAGATTGCAATCTAGGTGTCTTCATGTTTGTATACGTCTATACTCATCGGCGGTAGATGTGTATACACTTCGTTGCTTATCGCACTTCAACGACTGCGGATTTTAACGTCTGGTCTGACGGCAGTAAGAAATTCGTAGTTCGTAGTATGGTAATAAAACCTACATTTCTACATATGATTGTTGTCGCTTTATCTAGCGTGTGCAATTATGGAATGGCACAAGACCCTAGGTTGACATCTCTAGTGATGGTTTACAGTTATCTCTGATATGTTTTCTCGTCACATATAACGCTTACTGAGTGACGGCAGCAAGCACCGTATGTTTGATTTGTTGTCGTGTAATCAATAAACACGTGTTGTCTTTTTAGGATGTGTACAACAGTCACACCTTTTGATAAACATTCTCTTGCAGTAGAGAAAAGTAGAACTGTACAGGAATCGAACCTGTCGGTCAGACATGACAATTTATGCAAATTTTGACCATAACCCAGCAACAGTCCATGTGTGCCAATGCAAGTAGGGGCAACCACTTGCATCGGCTATGTTAAGAAAGGAGGCGTAGCACTTAACTACAGTATTATATTAACATATATACACAATGTTGTCAACAATAAAATACAATAATTATCCAAAATAATTAATTTCTTCCATTCTCGTGGTTTTATCGTTGACCTTATATTGGAATATATCCGCTGCCCCCCTTAGTTTTCTACGAGATTTACCGATTTTAATACATGACACATTCTTGATTTTATCACGTTCGTCAAAATCCAATTGTGTATCCGTCTTGTATGGTCGCCATAATAACAACACAATGTCTGCTATCGCTTTTAAAGCATTAGCACCCTTGATGTGGCGTAGCATGGCTTCATACGGTTTTTTCTTTTTGTCCGTACTATAAGTGGATTGTGATTCCTCATTGAACTGACAAAGCATGAACAACACAAGATTAAATTTCTTAACATATTCTTTCATTTGATTGGCATTTTTTGACAACACAGGAATGTCGTCAATCTGTGGTATCAAATGGAAGTGGTCAAATATGACAAAATCCACAGGAAAATCATTGGCATAACACGCTTCGGTTATCTTCTCTAGGTCGTCAATGGTTTTATTCGGCTCATCAACAAAGCGAACACGCCTATCTAGTATGGCAGACACCTTAGAGTATACTTCGACACCTTGTTCTGTCTTTAACATTTCAACCAAAGTATCTTCATCGACACCCAAGATTTCTTCCACGATGTTTGCCAAGAATTGACCCCTTGGCATCTCCATTGAGAAAATCAATAGATTATCTTTGGAATCCATCAACCGATGTGCAGCAACTTTGGCTGCAACAAATGATTTACCTTGGTTGGTATATGCCCCAAGCAATACGATTTCTCTACGCTTGACACCATTCAAGGCAAAGTCCAAAGATGGAAACCCAAGTGGAATACCGTCTTGACCAATGAACGACTTTAAGTCGTCAAACGAATCAGAAAACCCATGTGTTTTACCCCATAGTTCTTCTTCATTGGTGGCAGACACATCGAGATATTTCTTTACATCATCAATACTTCGATTCCAACGCTTTGCCAAGAGTGTGGCAATATCGGCAAGCACCATTGAATCATGTACAGATTTACAAAACCGAGATGCCTTTTTGTATTGGTCTTCTTGCTTTGGGTATTCTTCCAATAAGACATTTAAACAGGCAATATCCAAAGGCTCTGTTTCAAGAGAGCCAATGGAATAGTCCTGTACAAGTAAATCATTGTAATCTTTACATTGTTTCATCAATGTCTGCTCCCAAGACTACTGTATTGGATTGTTTCTTGTATTCATCAACATAATACTCATCTTTGTCACCGTTGTATGTAACTTCCCAATAAGTATGGTCAAAAAGACTATTGGTTGACATTACTAAGGCTTTGTGATTTTGCAATGTTTTTGAGAACCATACAACATTCAAAGACTCAAACAGTTCATCGCATTTATCTGTAAATACATCCGCCATTTCCCAGTCATAATCAATAGATTGCCAAACGGCTTCCAAACAACGGTCGATAAAATTACTCACTATCGTTGTACCTCCTGTGGTATTCAATAATCTTCTTCCCAAGTTCGTAAACAACTGGAATAGACACAGAGTTCCCAGCTTGTTTATATAATTGTGCGTTCGATTGTATCTTTGCACAGGTATCAAATTGTTGGTCTGTAAACCCCTGTAAACGCCAAAACTCTCTAGGGGTCAACTTACGTATTACGTTGGGATTTCTACTAAGTAGAATCTTTGGTTCAATACCACCACCCTTGACACACGTCAAAGTCGGTGATAAGCCATGTGGTGAATATATACGACCTCGTTGTGGATTACCACCAAACGATGTTGTCTTGATTATGTTTCCGACTTGAACAATAGATTGTTTGCTCTCACGGGGTCGGTATAATACTTCGGGTGGACATTCGTTTCCAAGATGTCCGATAATGAACACCCTTTCACGGTTTTGTGGTAGTCCAAAGTCTTTTGTGTTGTACACACGCCATGCGATACTGTACCCTGCTTTGTCCATTTCAGATAAAACACCGTAAAATCCCCATCCGTTACTGATTGACAAGAGGTTTTTAACATTCTCAATAAGCAACCATTTGGGTTTATGTTTTGTTTCATGTAGTAACCTCGTGACTTCGTAAAATAAACCGCTTCGTGTGTTTTCCATACCATGTTTTAGTCCCGAAATAGACACCGACTGACAGGGGAACCCACAGCACCATAAGTCTGCATACGGCATCTCTGTACCGTTTAATGCACGAATATCTGGTGAAAACCAAAGATTATCCGTTGGGTATAACGCACGGTATGATGCTTGTGCGTATTTATCTTGTTCGCACCAACCGACACATTCCATACCAGCTTTGGTTAGACCAGAGTGGAAACCGCCGATGCCAGCGAATAAATCTATAAATTTCATTTAACAATCACCCAATCGTTTGCAAACTGGTCACGTGGCTCTGGTATGTAAATACCAATGTACTCGTTTGTGAGTGTATCATATGACACCATTGCAAAGTCTACAAAGCTATCAAATCCATCGAATAAATCCATATATTGAACACGTAGACTATCCCAAGATTGTCGCTTTATGATAAGACCAACATAAATATCTTTTGTTGCTTCTTTATACGTCATAGGCTACCCCCAATAGTGACGTTTTTCGCCAGTGTACCATTTTTGGTATTCGTCATTGTCATTTTCAATGTATACTCTAATGTTGTCATTAAACAAATACGTAATCAAGTCTTTTTTAGATTTGAATAACGATGGTTTAACAATACCATAGCTTTCGTGGTCAACGTAACCATCTTGGTCGTTACATCGAACGATTTTACAACCAATGTCTTCGACCATTTCTTTTATGGTTTCATAATCGGTTGATTCATGTAGTTCTTCCGATGTATCTGCCATTTGTGTCAATAGATACGAAAACTTTTCTTGTGGTGTACGTAAATACTTACCATTCCAACCGTACTCACCAAGCCATTCATAAAAGGTGTAACCCCTATAGTGGTCTGGTACTTTATCTAAACGATACATTGGATTACTAAAGTCGTGTTCTTCGGTTGGTTGATACCAACGAGAACCACGCAAGATATATTCTGTGCCATACGCAAGAGAATGTGCGGATGAACTGTTGGTTTCAAACACACCGTTTCTAACTAATTTCATACTTGTTTACCTCCAAAGCAACTATCCAGTCGGATGCTTGTGTATCATCTACTGTTGGATTATAAGGTGTCTTAACTTTATTTTTAACCAATAAATAACCCAAGGAATACACATTGTTATCGTCTTTAATTATATCATAAATTAAATACACGCCATCTTCCCAAGATTTACGTCTTACGTATTTATATTTAGAAACACACCAATACATTACTGCGTGATAATCCATTGTTTCTTTTGGTTTACCAACCCAATCTTGCATGATGTCTGAATTGTCGTTTTCAATATGGATTACAATGTCATTGTTAAACAGATATGTCAATAAATCTTCTTTGGTTTGGAACATCTCTTTTGTAACAACATTCCAAGATTGATGGTCAACATAGGCATCGACTTCACTAGAGTCACCGTATTCTTCTGGCAAATCAACACGAACGCCCAATTCATCCAACCATTGGATTACTTGTTTAAAAAATGGGTCTTCTTTAATGACACCCCAAGTTTTATACTGGTAAACGGACGACATTAAGTAACTAAGTTTTTTTGCTGGAGAAGATAACACATCAAATCCCCAACCGTATTCATCAAAGTACAAAGGCATATACGAATACATTTCGTATTCCTTTGGTTTCTTTGTTAGATGCAATTCTTTAACGGCAAAACACAAGTCGTCTTTTGGTTTGTAATTGTAATCACGCAATACTGTGCGTTTATATGCTAACGAATGTGCAGAACTAGAGTTTGTTTCAAAAACCCCATTGCGTATTAATTTCATCACTTCGTTACCTCCTGTCTGGCGACCCAGTAATCAAGAATTTTCATCTTATGTTCTACTTCGATAAAACGAATAAGATGTCTTTTCTTATTATTGTATTCTTCATAACATTCTAACATATAGTAACGACCATTAGACCCCATGTATATATCTTGAACCTTAGCATAAAGACTATCAAAGTATAGCACAATATGTTTTACTCGGTCTAAGCAATGCGGCATCATATCAGCATCACAACGAATACCAACTGGGCATTCTAATAGACATTCCAATGAATGTTGGTCTTGTGAATCCATTAGTATTCCTCCCCTAGTATTCTGCGTTTACCTCGATAGAACGAATGTCAATAATTAAATCATCATCAAACAAGTATTCATACAAGTCTTTTGGTGTTTGAAACATTTCCTGTTTGAAAATAGATTGAGATAAAACTTCATCGACATAATCTTCGTATTCACTATAGTCTGGTTCTTTTAGTGTAATTCCAATGTCAGACAACCAACGTTTTACTTTTTTGTAGAACTCATCGACAAATATTGAATCAAAGTTGTATTCACTATAGATGTAAGACAATAAAAACCATAGCTTGTCTTGTGAATTACATAACTGTTGTTCTATCCACAAATAGTTATCAAACTTAACAGTCCATACGACATTATCAAACATTGGTGTATACCCAAGTTCACCGTATATGTCTGTAATGGTTGCATCTCTTGGCGTTTTCTTTTGTAATCGTCCGACAATTGCCATAGAATGACAAGAAGAACTATTGGTTTCAAATACGCCTACTCGCTTAAGAATTATGCGACACCTCCTGTGATTCGCAATACTGAAAATATGAGCGTAAATCGGTTTCATCAAAACGTTTGATGTTGTTCCGTGTACGGCTGGATGGTGCAAAATATTGTTCCACCGCATTGATGTACATAGAATGTTCGCCTTGGTAAAACGATTTGTATTCTTCATCTGTAATTTTACCACGGATTTCTAATTGTTGCAACCCCAAATTATCGAATGATACAATGTCAAAGATTTTTGTCAATTGCATAATATTAGATTTCCATTGTTTGTGTTGTTCTGTATTTAAGTTAACCTTACCACGGTTGAACCCAAAGTCTTTTTCACCCAAGACTAATAACTTGCGGTATTTTACACCCAGTTCTTTTACATCGTCAAAATTGTCAATACCATTAATCACATGAATAACCGTATGTGGATATTCTGCAATCCAATCTGGGAGTGATAAACACCCCTGTAACGAGCGATAAGAGATACCAAGACCAAACACATATGGCAACATTTGTTTTAACCCTGTATCGCCAAATTCGGTGATATAACGCTCGTTCATTGTGATGTTGACAACCAACCCAAGTTTCCATAAGTTCTTAACGAATTGCATTAAGTCGTCTGTAATCTCATTGACCCCAATAGCGATTTCTGTTCCACGTGGTAATTTTGCGTCCATCAATACTTGTTGTAAAATACTATAGTGACATTCTACTCCGCTAACCAATGCAGATTCGTGACAAAATGCACAAGTAGATTTCTGCGTTTCCACGTTATAACCATATGGACATTGCGTAGATACACGAATATCAATATTGAGTGGTGTCTGTAGTGTCAATGGTTCGTTATCTAGGTATTCAATAATACGTGTGCCATCTCGTAAATCAAGCCACACGCTGGCGTTGCCGTTTCTGTATTTCATAATTTTTCCCTCACTTCGTTGCACTATGGTTTAAAAAATGTATTTATCGTTGATTGTAAACGATGATTTTAATTCGATGTCAACATTGATTTGTAACAAGGCTGCAACACCAATGACAATCATAGCAGTCAATATCTTGGCAAGCCAATAGACACCAAAGATAAAACATACGAATGTTGGTACATCGTTGATTTTATATACGTTGTAAAAATCAAGAACGCCTAATAAAACGATATAAGTTGCAATCCAAACAAATCGTGTGAAAAAGATATAATGTTTTTCCAAAAAATCAATCATTACTTTTCTCCATTTCGTGTTTAACAAATGTTCCCCATTGAGATGCCATTGCTCGTGCGATACCATCAAATGTTTTGCTGCGTAAACGTCTGCGTTCTGCATCTGTTTTTGCATTTGTCAACGCATCGCAATACCACTTAGGCATTTTTTTACCACTACGGAATACAATTGATTCGCCCTGTGAGACAAGTTCCGTTGGTTCTAAAGATGGCAAACCTTTAAGCCACAAACAAGTGGTCTTACGTGCTGCGTTACCGAACATATACGGTTGTACAATCTGGTCTGGCTTACGGAATCTACTAGACATAACACCAACAGGATTTTCTATAGCAATATACGGAATACTCGTGTTATATAACGCCATAAAGAAATCAATGGCTGCATCTTGGTCTTGTTTCCGATGTGGAAACCGTGGATGCGGTCTACGTTGTTCAATGGGTAAATCTTTATCATCTGGATGATAATACCATTTTGCACCACTGGAGGATAAGAATGTACACGGTGGATGTGCAATCATTAAATCCCATTTGTCAACAAACACAAGATTACCACTTTGGGTAACTCCACCTTTGCGTTTGATAACATCGAATATATCTACATTGAAATGCCACTCTGGATGCTCTCCAGAACATTCCACGATGTCACAACTATAGGCGTTAAACCCAAGTTCCCTAAAGGCTTTACAGACGGTTTGTGACTCCTCACAAGCGATTAATACATTCATTCAAAGTCAACCTCCATAACGGCAGATTGTTCATAATCGAAACCGACTTCTTCAATAATGTCTAATGGCAGATACTTGATTCCGTCTTTTGTAACAGAATATTGTTCACATCTAGTTGACACATACTTATTGTTACCGAATAAATGCTCATAAGATACTACTTTCATAATTTTACCTCACTTCGTTAAAAAACTGGGATTTAAAACCCAATATGACGAACATTTTTTGTTAATTGGGAATCTAATCCCAAAATACGATGGATTAAGACTTTAGGCAGCTCAACCATCGTTCTTGCACCATTAATATATCATATGGCACATAATATGTCAAGGTTGTAAAAATAATATTTTTTAAAAACACATAAAATTAATTTCTTTTCAAGCATGACATATCTTGTAGCTTTTCAGAACCAAAGGCATCAATCCATTTCATTGAACCATCGTCTAGCCATTCGTATACAGACATAAAGTAATGTGGATTATCGTATTCGTTGTCAAAGATACTGATGTCGTTTACACATTCTTCTGCTTCGGCATACAATAGAAATTTCTCTTGCATATCCTTATCAAACAAACCTAAGATTTCTGGGAAATCTTTTGGAGAGTCGATGAACTCAAAAAACGCAACAACAAAGGTTGTTTGGCTAACAACTTCGTTGTAAACACTTTCGATGTCTTCTTCGTCCAATTTATTTAATGTATCATACCAATGTTGGTTATCTTGTAATCGTTGGTCGATTTCAGATTGTAACTGTAGACATTTCTGTTTGGCATCTTCAAATGTTTCATACATAAAACTAATGTCTTCATCTATGCGACCCCCATTATAAAATCATGAAACGACATAAAGTCTTTAAAGTCGGTAGACGTATGTGTCACCGTATTATCTACCGTTATTTTATACCCAGCGTATACATGGATGCTATACAATGTATCGCCAATCGTTAATTCTGTTGGATTATTAATCGGTTCTACAAAATTGAACATCTGATTGATATGAAACAATGTATCTGATGTTATTTTATCCATTGCTTTCCTCCGTTAATGTTGCCATGGCTACGTAATCATCATGATGTGGCTTACGTTTCAAATACTCGATATAATCGTTGAACGCACCAATGTTACTGAATTGGTTGATACAATTGGTTGGAACATCGTCTAAAAAACGAATGGCAATCCAACCATTGTCAAATTGAGTAATAAACCGATAACCATTCACAGTATATTCTTTGTTAATCATTGAAGACACACAAGTGCCATCTAATAGTGCATATCCCATTGTATTTACCCAGCTTTCTTAAAACCACAACGATTCCTGACTTTGCCTTTGCGGTTGACACAACAACGCAAACATAATTTACACGCATAATTATATGGTGGTTCACAATACATTGGTCGTGCATCAATCCACTTTTGTTTTCTAATTCCGATTCTTTTCGGTAGATTGTCGTATTTACTCATCATTTTTCGGATACTTGACCACACGCACGTTTAAATCTGGTGCGTACTTATTAATATCTTCCCTTGTTTTTAACAATGCTTTACGACCAGTCGCATCACACTCTGGATTATCAACCGCCAATGCAAACGTAATATCGCCATTGTATCGCTTTTGCAATTCCCATAGCAAACCAATCTGGTCTTTTGTGAGTCGTCCACCAAGATACCCAACACATGGAATACCCTGTTGGTGTGCGGACATTACATCAAGATACCCCTCTGCAACATGAAGTACACCATTCGGATGTAACATTTTAACCGCACGATGGTAATTAAACAACAGTTGTCGCTTAACGAACACATCGTCTTCTTTGGTATTCTTATATTTTGGTTCATTGGTTTCTTCCAATCGTCTTTTGGAAAAACCAACGATACGACCATAGGCATCTTGAATTGGAATTACGATGCCAGACGATTGTACACCCAAGAAACCACCCTTGTCATATCCAATCAGAAAATCTTCCAATGTATCATCATTGATACCTCGTTTTACATTCATGTATTCACGAACGGCATCAACGGCTTTATGATACTTGATGGCGATTTTGGTATTCTGACCAACGATGCTTTTCTGTTTTTGATACACAGGGTCGTCTGTTGACACCTCGTACTTTTCAGCCAAGGCTTCAACCGCTTGATAGAACGGTAGACCCTCTACCTCTGCGTAGAAACCGATTGCATCACCAGATGAACCACATTTGTGACAGTAGTATCTATCACCAAGGATGCAAAACTCTGTTGGATTATCTCCGTGACATATTGGACAAGTACCCCTTGGGATTTTACCACCGTTTCGTGATAACGTGGTATATTCTTCGACTAACTCCTGTAGGTCAATCTTGTACTTTAAGGTTGAAATTGTATTCATCTGGGTATTCCTCCTGTAGAGTTTTTAACTTGTGCTGCAATTCATAGTCAATAGATGGGTCAATACAACATTTTAAATCATACAGTTGACTGACTGCCGTTCTTACCGAGATAATATCTTTATCTTGACACACTTGTTTGAATGGAATGTATTTAGGAACATTCTCAATATGTGTAACAAAGTGTTGTTCTCCGCTATTGTCAATTCTATAGATGGATGCATGGTCATACAAAAACAATGTATCCTTTGGGTTGTATGGCTCTTGGTAGATATTCGCCAGCTTGATTAAAACACCATACAAAGTGTATATCGCTTGGGATATATCTTCGTTGACTGTAAATATCTTGTCTAAGAACTCATATCTATTTTGGTAAAAGTTTTCAACCGATATAACGCCATCTGGAAGAACATCATTAATACCAATGAACGTATAATCAGTTGCCCTACGTGTCCATGCGTTTTTATCGTTTTCCAATACCAGCCAGCCATCTTCTGTTTTCTGAATTGAACTGATATGGTTTATCCGTATAAACTCCAACAGATGTATTAGATTATGTCTGACAATCGTTGCCGTTGTCAGTTGTAGTCGAATAAATGAATCCATGTTACGCCCCCCAATAATTTATATCGCTTGATTCCCATAATTCTCGTTCTGTGGTAATCTTGCGTTTTTTGTGACCGAATACGAATGTACGATTCCGATTGTGGTCAACGATGAACAAATACGTTGTGATGCATCGCTTGTACCAACCGAATGAACAGTTGTCAGAATTTAGAGTATATGACTCGACACGTCCATTCAAGGTCAATCTAATAAGAGAACCAACGGTAAACGCATCAAAGATAACAACTGCTTTTGGTTCTTTCAATGAAGTCAAGATGTCTTCTTCTTTCGTACAATTCAATGTATACCAAAATCTAAACAGTTTCTTTCGTCTGATTAGACCATTGACGGTCAACCGCTTAATGTATCGTTTTGGTTTTGGTTGTTGTTTGTTTACGACCAAGAATCCAAGTTGTTTGACTTTACGCATTGTCGTTGAACCACTTATCTAAGTCAAAGGCTTGTCGTTCACGAATAACCGTATTCGTATTCTTCTTGGCGAACTGTTGTGCATTAAGTTCGTTTGCTGCAATGAACACATCGGTAAGCGACATCTCTGTTTTCTGTAACGTATCCATGTACTTGTATAGTTTTAACATTGAGTTTTCGTCAATCTGCATGAAGAACGAACGTACTTTAAAGAACTCGGAAGACGGTTTGCCGTTATGGAACGCACCATTGGTTGTACATTTTTTAAAGTACATCATGGCAAGTGTCCAAGCCTTTTTCTTAAAGTCCTTGTCGATAAAGTTTTGTGCCGTCATTGTATGACCTCCTTTCATTTCTTTCCGACTTGATACACATACATTGTACCATACGTAAATGGACAAGTCAACACAAATTATTATCTGACTTGTAACAACCGCCAAGGGCGGTTACGGCTTTGCCGTTTTCTCCAGTTTCGTGTTATCTTTTGTATTTCTGAACGTAAGTGAAGAATACAAAAGATAACCAAACAAGTATTCACTTATGTTTTAACCCTAGGAGCATACCTTAGGTATGGACATAAGTTTTAAACCTAGGTGAAAAACATAAGAGAGAAAACCCTTGTATGAAACTTTTGTTTACCCCCTAGGAGTTAAACTATAGTATTTTCTTATGTTTTAAACTTAGGTTTGATAGGGTATCACAAAAGTCTAATTTTGTCAAGGGATTTTCTTATGTATTTTTATGAATTTTTATCGTATGTTTTACACAGAATATACAACCATTGTTTGAACGCCAAAAGACCCAAGCCGTATTTGACTTGGGTTGATTTTGGTTCTCAATATTCAGTTGTAGACCAAGGTAAATTCTTTTGTTAGAATGGGATGTCTTCGGAAGTGTCAAATGTGTCACTCATGGAAGAACCATAAGAGCCAACATCTTCGGATGCAGAGCCACCGAAAGCACCACCAGCACCACCAGTCACAAGGTCAATGACTTGAATACCTTTGAGTTTGAGAGATACACCGTACATCATAGCAGTTTCGTATGGGCGTACACCAATCCAAAGAGCAATCTTAGAGCCACTCCAGATAGCAGTCTTTTCATCCATTGGTTTTTTATCACCGTCAACCAAACGCACAACATTCTCATGTGTATTGCCATCTTTGTCGGTGAACTCAACTTGCGTAGATGCCTTTAATTGGTATCCGTAGTCTTTTTTCTTGGTCAATGTGAATGTTGGACGGTCTGTTTCTTTACCGTTTTCTTCACGTTGTTTGCAAGTGTTGGAAGACTCCCAGATTTTAACCAACTTTTCTTTCAAGGCTTCTGCATCTGCATCATCCAAGTGCATTGTTACCGTATACTTGCGACCACCAGCGAAGTCATCAATAACTCCATTGATTTTCACAAACACAGATTCACCAACAGGTGTCATTACATCAGTAATCTTGTCAAGTGGTTTTTCTTTTGCCATATTCTTTTATTCCTTTTCTGTTGAAAAATACTCTTGCGGTAAAACTTTCCGCACTTGTATTATCGCATAAGTTGTGGTATACTGTCAATAGTGGATTTTGAAATTTTTCACCTAGGAGGAAATATGGCGGATAACTTTATTCATACGCATCTGCACTCACAGTTTTCAAACTATGGTATGAAAGATGCAATCAGTTCCGTAGATGGTATTATCCAGCGTGTACACGAATTGGGGCAACGTGGTTTTGCATTGACTGACCACAATGGTTGTTCTGGGTTGATTGACACATATGTGCATCTACAGAAATATAACAAGAAACATAACACGAATTTAAAACTGTTGATGGGTTCAGAGTTGTACTATACGTATGATGTGACCATCAAAGATAAATCGTATTCACATATATTATTTCTTGCGAAGAACCAAGTTGGTCTTGAAAATTTATTCAAGTTAACAACGGAAGCACATCGACATTATTATTACAAGTCAAGAATTGATTTAGATATAATCAAACAGTACTCCGATGGTTTAATCTGTACATCGGCTTGCATGGGTGGATGGCTAAAAGGTGACAATCGTGAGTCTTTAATTCCGCAGTTCAAAGACATCTTTGGTGACGACTTGTATTTTGAAATACACACGTATCAACATGAAGACCAAAAGCGTTTTAATGCAATGGTTGCAGAAATGGGTGCAAAATATGATGTGCCATTGATTGCCGCTTGTGATTCTCATTATGTACACGAAGAAGATTATGCTTTACACAAGGCGTTTCGTGGTCGTTCACAAGATGATGATGAAGACCAATATTATGGTTCAAACGACTTCTTTATCCAATCGGAAGCACAAGTGTATGACCGTCTGTATCCACAATTCGGTGTTGATATGGTTGAAACAATGATTGAAAATACTAATGTTATTTTTGACAAATGTAACGCACAGGTTGATTTCAACCTTGATGTTTACCCTAAGTTTGTTAAAGATGGTGATGTAAAACCTGTGTTTTTACAGGCGTTGCGTGAGGGATACAAACAAAAGATTATCGGCAAAGTGACACCAGAATTTAAAAAACGTGTTGACGAACGTGTGGTACATGAGATTGATATTTTGGAGCAAGTAGGGTATATGGACTACTTGTTGATTACAAAAGACTTACTCGATGCTTGTCGCCAGCGTGGCATCCCTGTATCACAAGTAGGGAGAGGGTCGGTTGGAGGATGTGAGTGTGCATATTTACTCGATATTGTCGGTTTAGATGCTATTAAAAACAACTTGTATTTTGAACGATTTGCAAATCCGAACCGTGTATCTCCAGCCGACATCGACAACGATTGTTCTAAGGTACGCAGAGGAGAAGTCATTCAATATCTCGAAGAAAAATATAAATATGTATACCAATGTCGTACATTTTCATACATGAAAGCATCTGGTGCATTAAAAGAAGCTGCACGTTGTTTAAACATAGACCATACAATTGCAGATGCATACTCAAAGAAAATCAAGGGCGTATCGTTCGATGATGATGAAGACTATTACGATAACGACCTAGAGTATGCTAAACTTGACCATGTAAACGATGGCAAGCATCCAGAGATGTTCTCCTTAGCAAAACAGTTGGTCGGTATCATGACTGGCTTTGGTAAACACGCATCGGCAGTCATTGTTTCAAACCAAGATATTACCAAGTATTGTTCTTTAGAAATGCAAAAAGATTCAAAAACAAAAGAAGAAACATTTGTGGCATCTACTAATTTTAAGCATCTGGAATCTATGGGTTTTCTAAAGGAAGATATTCTTGGTCTTAGAACCTTGGATGTAATTAATGATTGTGTAACGATGGCTGGTGTCAAGGAAACACTAGATTTGATTAATCTTCCGTGGAACGATGAGAAGACTTTACAGTTATTACAAAAAGGCGATACGCTCGGTGTGTTTCAAATGAAATCACCGGGAATGGTTAAAGTCCTTAAAGATATTGCCCCAAGGTCTTTTGTTGATTTGATTTCCGTTGTTGCCTTGTATAGACCAGCGTGTATTCTCGGTGGCACGTTACAAGAGTTTATTGACCGAAGAAATGGTAAACCGTTTGAATACTTGGACGAACGACTAAAGGATGTGCTTTCGGAAACATATGGTATTATGTTATATCAAGAAGACATCATGAAAGTAGTTCAAGTTATTGGTGGCTATAGTATGGCGGAAGCGGATACTGTTCGTAGAGCCATCGGTAAAAAAGACCATGATTTAATGCAACAAATCACAGGAGAGTTTATCGAACGTGCAAAATCCACAGGTACAGACCCAGAGGTTGCACAACAGATTTTAGATATGATTGTTGCTGCTGGTTCATACTCGTTTAACCATTGTATCTCTGGTGATACAGTCTTATATCGTGACAAAGGTCGTCATAAGCCATTGACTGTCGCAGAGATGTATAAAACGATGCACGACAAAGAATGGGCGAAGAAGAACAGACACAAGCATTTACACGACAAATACCATAGATATGGCTATGGTAAATCACTTAGCATTGTTGATAATAAAATCAAAAAGAATGACATTGTTGACATTTACTATAAGGGCAAGAACGATGTCTATACGGTGGAAACAGAAAGTGGTTCTTTTGTAAAAGCAACAATAAAACATAAGTTCCCAACGCCAGATGGCATCAAGCAACTACATGAGTTAAAGGTCGGTGACGTATTATATGTTAAGGGCGATAGAAATGTTGTTAAGAAAACATATAGTTTGACCGAATTGGAACGCTCTACAAATATACCAACCAAAGGTCAACGAGGTTTCCAGCGACAAGACTATAGTGCGACACGTAATTTTGAAGATGCGATTGAGGTTGCAAAACGAGAACAAAGACCATGTGAAATCTGTGGATGCGAATATGGTTCTACTCGATTTGAAATGCACCATAAAGACTTTAATCGCAAAAATAATGATACGGATAACTTTCAATGGTTGTGTGTTTCTTGCCATAAAAAAGAACACTACAAACATGGTCGTGCGAAAAAAGGTGACCACGGATATGCCCTTATAGAAGACAAAATCAAGTCTATTACATATGTCGGTGTTGAAGATGTATACGATGTGGAAATGGCACATCCGAACCATACATTTGTTGTAAACAATGGTTTGGTCGTATGCAACTCTCACAGTCAATCATACGGATATATGGCATACATAACGGCATACTTAAAGACCCATTATCCGTTGGAATTTTATGTAGCAACCATCAACTCCGAAGATGGCAACCAAGAGAAAATCTTGCCGTATATCCAAGAGATTAAACGCAAGGGCATCGAGATATTACCACCAGATTTACGTCACAGTCAACGTGAATGGACAGTCGATGGCAATGCTATTCGTGTCGGTCTTGCGTATATCAAGGGTATCAACAAGATTGAAAAACCACATGAATATACCATAGATGCCATCTTTAGCAAGTACACAAAATTGCAACTAGAGGGTCTAGTCGGTAGTGGTGCATTAGACTTCTTGGGAGAAACAAACGAACTTATGGCGTTAATACCGCAATACAAATCATTCGACAGTGACCGCAAGAACGCACAAAACAAGATTGACGAATGGAATGTTAAATTGCGTGACCACCAACGGTTGATGCAAACGGAATCACCAACGGCAACACCAAAGCAATTACAATCTATGGAGAAGAAATTGGCAAATATCGAAAAGAAAATCCAAGAATGGACATCTAAGTATAACTCCATAGTACTCATAGAATCGCCAGATTTGACCGCTAAGGTGCCTCTAGCGACTCTTAGGTATAAATACCTTGGGTGTTCTTTTGAGAACCCATTAATGGAATATAACACAGAATTGGCAAACGGTCGTGACGTCAAGGCGATTATCGTTTCTGATTTCAAACAAAGGACAACCAAGACTGGTAAACCAATGGCATATGTGTTTGACCATCTGGGCAACAAGTATGTTATGTGGTCTTCATACTTGGTTGAAATGAAAGCTGGTGTTGGGTATTATATCCAAGTTCGTGGTGACTGTATCACCAAGATGAAACCATTGGAATTAAAGAAATAACCGTATAAACGCAAAAAATTGGGGATATACCAACTAAGGTATATCCCCATTTGTTTTATATCAGAGAATTTGTATACATCCGCTACTGTATACTGTAGAGATAATTAGACCACCATCCAATCATTTAACCGCAAGATATACAACCGTTGCACCCAATAAAACATTAATGAGTTTGGCTCGTTGTTGATTCCGTTGTGCTTTCTTGATTATCTCTTTTTGCTGCGTTAAGTATATCTTGGCTTTCTCTAATGAGATTCTTTGCGTTTGCAGCGTCTGTTCTTGCTGCTTTAACAAGTTCCGTGCTTCGGTCAATTGCTTCCGTTGTTCTACGATTAGCGTTGATGCTTCCATCAATTGTTTGTTCGATTCGCTCGTTGATAACTTGGCTGCGTTCAACTGCATCTCTAATTCGTTGATTGTATTCAATTGATTGTCGATTGTACTGTTTAGAGTTGTCAAGTTCTCTTGTAGCGTTTTGTATTGGTGTTGTGTCAATGTGATTGTCTGTTCTTGTCCATAGGAATAACCCAATGGCAACAAGCATAACAATCCCAATAATAACACAAATCGAATACTTTGGATTTGACCGAATATATGTTTTAATTGTTTCATTCATTGTTTCTCCATTATGGTCTTACCAGTGTTCCACGGTCGTATTCAATGTTCTCTAAATTATTGACTTTGTTTTGCAATATTGACCGTTCATAACGTGTGACTTGTAATTCCACTTGTGCTTTATGCAATTCAATTTCGGTTTGTCGCAACTGTTGTTCGTGTGAATGGATGTTTGAAAACAATAGATATACGCACACAAATAAACCGATAAAACAAACGGCAAACACAGTACCAACAGTTTTCCATAGCGGTGGTTTTTCAATCTTGTAATGCATCATATGTCAATCCCCCACTCGTTATGTGCGATATATCGTGCGTTACCACGGATATTATCACCACCAGACCACTCTTGGTCGCCTTGGTGTAAAACCCATAAATCCCATCGTTCGCACGTTGAATCTGGACCATAGGTGTTGTTCGAATATGGCGTTGGGTCTGCGTAGCATAAGTCCATACCATCTTTGTTGTCCGCAGCTTCCGCATGGGTCATAACGTGTTGAATATCCAATGGAATACCGATTTGAACACACAGTAACGCCACCAACCAACTAAGGGCGTAAATCTGCTTGTCAGTCGGTGGTTCTGTACCCATGTTTGATGGATTTATGGCATCCCAGCATCCATTCAAAGTGATACCGATGGCACGACTATTTCGCATATATGTATGGTCACGATGTTCCGTGAACAAATCAACATCGGTAAACATATTGCCATCTTTGTCAATACATATGTGGTATTTATCGGTATGGCTTTGGTCGTAATGACCAGCAGACCAATGTAAGTAAATATGGTCAATATAACCTCTTGCACTGGTTGCCATTGACATTAATTCGTCTTTTTCTATGGTTCTCATTTTGTATCTCCTGTGTTGTTAACATTAGAATTAGATTGGGCGTGTGCTTTAGAGTCTAATTCATCGGATTCTCCATTGCCATCTGAATCAATTAAAGCAACGCCATAAGCAAGTACGCCAGCAACAGTCTGTGTTGAGAAGATTACGGATACGAATAATCGCAGTTCCGATAGTAGAGAAACCAGAATTGTTACGTTTAAACCAACGTGCATTGCATAGATTGCATACAACCAAACTCCCAAGTACATAAATATTGGGATAAATGAGGTTGTAATAACAAACTTGACAAACTGTAGTGATTTGATGTTGATATGGGCGGTTTTGACTTTGGTATAATAACCCTTGATTGAATCAATAATGTTATTCATCGGTATCACCGCCCTTTCAAGGATTCCTCAATGGACTCCATGCGAGAATCCAAGTGCTTAACATCCGATTCAATAGATGTCAAACGTATGGCTTGGTTGTATCGGTCTACTCGACTGGTTTCTATATCTTTCAATATGGTTTCAACAACCTTGGTGAGATTGTCGATTGACACCTTTAAGGGGTTAATGATTACAAACTTGAATATAACCCCTATGATTGCCCCAACAGATGCCAAGATACCACATATGAGAGATACCATTGTTAGTATTTCCATTGATGTCCTTTCTGTAAAAAATTTTGTAAAAAACATTGGGGATACATTGGTTTGTATCCCCTAGGTTGATTATAAATGGTCTACTGCCTCGCCAGTATTGATATATCTCTGTCTTGTTTCATCCCATTCAATATCTGATGTGTAAAATGGTGTCGGTTTAGTACCATCTACTACTCCACCTATTTGAACAGGTGTTGACCAATTGTCAAAATTTTCAAATCGTAAATTTTCTGGATGGTCAACAAGAATTGGTATTGAACCCATGTGTTCGAACACAGGTGTTGCCATTATGCTTAATTTTGTAGGGCGTGACACTTTTACAAGTACTTTTTCGACTTGTGACGGTTGCCATTTACCCAAAAAGATTTGATTGCTAGTTCTACTAGCGTTAAATCCAGCAATATTTACTGTTAGGTTTTTACCGTATAACGAGTATTTAATTCCATCTGCTTTATAAGTATCATCTGGAGTACCGCCTGTTTGTGAACCTGAGATAACGGCATCTCCGACTTTTGAATTTGAAAAATTATAATATTCGATTGAATAGTCGTCTTCGCCCAAAGGCATAGGCAATGTTAACGTACCATAACCATCACTACCGATTTCGGTCATAGCATCATATCCAACGATTTTAACTTTATAATGTGGTTCACCAGAAATGGATGTACTTTTTTGACCATCAACCATTGATGTTACAGTCAATGGTTTAAACTCGGTACGTGGCATTGGTTTGCCCCAATTGCCAATAATGGCAGTAAACACGGAATCTACAGTATCATCTTCGCACCATACATTGTTTTGCAACAAGGTTTGTCGTGCCGTAGGTGCAGATGCGGATTTACCATCTTGACCCTTAAGGGTTAATAGCCATTCTTTTTCAGTACCCAAGAAACCATTGCGGACGGCAATACGGTATGCATCATCACCATCTCTACCATCTGTACCATCTCTCCCGGGTTTTCCCTCAAAGTTTGGAATATTTACGTTGACTTGAATTGGGTCAACAATAGACATTTTTTGGATTGCTTCTTCGTTTGGCATGATTGTATGCTCCTTTGGTTTAAAATTAATGCATGGAAATGTCGTGGATAATTTCGATTTCACCCATGACCAGTTTCCACGATTTAGAATCTTTTTGAATGAAAACATCGTATTTGCCCCTCTTGATTTGACGATTAAGTGTTAATGTGTCTTCGTATGGAAACCATACGACTACGCCATGTTTATATACAGTACACGTTGCCTGTAATAGAACATTGTCTTTCAAATCACGGATTTTACACACGGCAGTTGCATCGGTTAAATCAATTGATTCATCAACGGAATACAACCGATTCCAATCTGCTCCAACGTGCATAACTTCGTCTTCGACACGAATCCAATCTTTTATTGTCATACCTCCTTTCTATTGTTCTATAGATGTTGTCACTAATGGTTGACCGTTCGTGTCTTGTGGAACATTTGTTTTCTCATTGACTTTAACGGTCAACCATCCTGTGATATGTTTAGTTGGGTCTGTTTCGTTGTTTGAAACATATACTTGATTTGTGTTTACGATACCGATTGTAATATTGGCATCTCTATAGAATGGATACTGCGGAGGTTGCAAAATCATACCAACATTAGGAGAATTAAACGTATCACCAGATACTTGAACACTTAGGATTTCATAAATGAAATCGTTTGGGTTCTTGCCATTCTCCACAGGAACAAATTCCCCATGTGCTACACGATAAATATTATCGGCAGACGTTGGTATGTCTTCCATTTGTTTACGCAACTTTTTGATTTTATTATTTAACGCAACGTATGGGTCGATGTTTGGTAAGTCTGGCACCACAGGCGTTGTGTCCTCTTGTATGACCGCATCGGATGCACCAGAGGTTGATTGAACATTTGTTTGTTCTTTTTGTTTTGGTTCTCCGTCATTACCCTTAATGTATTGACCAGACATATACAATTGGTATGTTTCGTAAGATACTGTTTCGTCTGTTTCTTCCATAGAAACATAAAAATTCATGGGGTCTTGCCCCATGAATGATACGTTATAATACATTACAATTCCTCCGTAATAAATACTGCACCATCAAACGGTTTTGTATTAGTTATTCTAATAGAACCGCCATCGTCATTATACGGTCCAGCTGGGAAATGGATTTCTTTACCAACGGTAACATCTGGACATTCCCCAATCGTAATCGTGTAATTTGACACGCCTGTTGGTACGTTGACATTATATGTGACTACTTTGGATAAACCCATCTGCCATTCAATGTTCCACCACATATCACGTGCGTAACCGCCGGGATTGCCACCACCGCCACCAGTGAATGTAAACGATGGACAACCAACGAGTTCGCCAAACACACCAAGGTTTTTCGTGTCGTCATTCACATCGCCACGTCCTTGGTAGTTACCGTCTGGGAAACGTAAGAACTCTGTTGGATTGTTTTGTAGATTACGTCTGTTGGTAAAGTTTGCGTTAAAGAATGACACGTTGTTACCAGCCAAGACATAACAAGGCATTGACAACCCATCGCCACCCCAAGTAGATACATTGTCTGTACCAACTTTAAAAGCATTAGCCATAAAGTACAAACAGCCTTTTTCGTTGTGTTTTGATGATTCATGCACGGAACGGAACGATTGTTTATACGGTTGTTGATTATTGAGTGACAAATTTGTTGCATAACCAGAGGTTTTATAATCAATGCCATTACCAACGATTCTTGTTTCAGAGGTCTGTGGTCGTGTTCCCCTAGATGCAACCGATGCACCAATCATGGTAATCTTAAATCGTTTGCCAGTCGGTGTAAACGTATATGTTCCACGACCAGTAAACTTAGTTGTCTTATAGTTTGCGTGTGATGCCACAAAGTAATTTTCTTTTGGTACATTTACGGCAAACCATTGTACAGGCTCTGGAGAACGTATACCAAAGTATGTTCCCTCTGGTAGTGATGGTATATTCGCAATCTTAAACCAAGGGTTGCTTGGCGTAATGGCAAACGCTGGGATTACACAAGCGATTACGTTTTGACCTTTACGCAAGTGAATTGCAATGATTTTTCTTGGTATCTTTTCATAGTCAATCATCCATTGTTTTGTTTGTTGGAACTCATAATGACCACTATATGAAGACCCATGACCACTACCAGCCCATACGGTTTTACCTTTGCCAGATGCCATTGGTGATAACCACTTTTTAGAGTTTTCTGGTGGATTTTCCAATCCAGCACCCTCGACATTAGTGCTATCGTATTGTTTCCCTAGGGATGTCCAAACGTCAACGCCGACTTCTGGTACCTCAACAGAAACATACGTATCGGCTTCACTGTAGATGTAAACTCGGTTGGTTAATGTGCCTGTTGAATATCTTGATGGTGCAAAGTTATCAAGGTTTGTTCTCCCCCAAGGTCTACCCCCATAGTACATTTCACCGTTGCAATATTGAGTGATACGTGCATGAATGTCAAATCCTTTGGAGGACACATTGACTGCCTTGGTTTCCATTGTTCCTTGCAGATAATTGTCAGCCGCACTCATGTTTTGACCTAAGTCCATCTTTTGGGGAACAACAAACACCATTGGTTCTGAATCCCAATTTAAGTCGATATGGTCGCCATCGTTTGCGATACCAAAGACCATTTGCTGAATAGCACTATAGGCAACACCTTTGGAGTCATACCACTTGACGCCATCTTTGGTTAATGATGTAAACGAGCCACTCCCGTTACTTATGCGAATACCACTGGAGTCAATCCGAACGCCACCGCCCTTGATTTGCATACCAGATTCTTGTAAATCAAGAATAGAACTCATGAGTTTGTCAGTACTGATTGTACCAGCTTCGATGTTCTTCGCAACAACACCTTTATCGAATACAGAGTCAGATGTAACATGTAACAATTTACCATCAATTTGAGTACCACCGCTTGATTGATTAATCCGACTTAGAATTTCATCGCCAGATAAAGACTTAATGGAAGACTCAATCGTGCTTGCGAGTTGTGTTACTCGTGATTGTACTGCATTGTCAATATCCTCGATTTTAGCATCCAAAGCGTTTGCCGTTTGTGTAATCGTGGATTCCATCTGGTGTTGTGCATCCGTGATTTGTTGTTTCATGACTTCGGCTGCTTTGGTGATTTCTAATTTTGCACCACCGATTGAATTTTGGATTTGTTCTGTGACCGCATTTTGTATCCGTGTGTTGATTGTATCAATGTTTGCTTGCATCTGTTCAACACTTTGGATTGCTGCGGTTGCACGATTGATTAAATCTTGATTGATATTCTGTTTAATTACCGCACCGATACCAGATGAAAACGCACCAGTACCAAAGTAATCTTCATATGCGAATGACACATTGTATGTTGCTGGGTCGTCAACATATGTAAATACATTGGAATCTGTTCTAAAGTCTTTATCGTTGACTCTAAAGATGGTTTTCAAAATCGGTGGATTTGTCTTTGGTGTATCCCTTAGAACAACTTGGAACGCACCAGATTGTGATTTGATGTAATTTAATTGTGGAACATTTAATTCTGGAAAATCGTATTCCACATAGTTTGCTGGACCAGCGACATTATCAATGTTGACACCACGGACATAAATTTTGCCAGTACGCATGGTTAATGTAATCGGTGCTTCATTGTCAACTGATACGACTGCTCCATTATCAAAGAATCCTGTTGTTGAAATCTCATAATGGTCTATGTCTGTATTCTTGATTATATCCCATGTGATTCGTGCTTCGTCTGTCACTTTCAGTTTCAAATTCTGTGGCATCTCTGGTGTGCCAAACTTGGAAACCACAGTATACGATGGAGCAGACATGGATTCCTCATGTTCGATACCTTTGGAATCGTTTGGAATAATACGTGCGTTGATTGTATCGCCACGCTTAAGACCCATGATGGTTGTGATACCTTTGGATTCACCATAGTTCTTCCATTCACCAGCCACACCATTGCTTATAGCTTGGATATAAACCGATGCAGAACGGAACTCGATGTCGTCTGGTTCATCAAAAGATAATACTATATCGTATGTTGGTAAGCCATCGACTTTACCACGGTAGATTTGATTGAATTGAATATTCTCAACAGGCTTAACAGTCGCTGGTGTTAATCTGATTGGTTTATCGTTACCGACTGTACCGAATACCTTTAGAGATGCACCGAATGTATCATCATAGATTGATGGATTGTATTGACGTGCGGTAATTTCAAATGTACCGTCTTCTTCTTTTATTTCGGTGATACGTGCTTGTTGGTTAGTAAATAACTCTTGTTTAACACCGTCTTCATCAATGTATGTTTTGGAGATTGTTACAATATCGCCAGCTTCTAAGTGAGAAGCCATAAGACCAGTTTTGAATGTAACCGTAATTGGACACAAGCGAATAATATCTCGTGCGATTTTCCCAAGTCGTAAACATTGAGTTTGTCTGCGGACACCCTTGAAGTCAATATCTTGTTCCACAGGTCTACCAATGCCGATTGGTGGAGGTAGTTGGTTTGTGGTATCTTCAACGATTAATTTAACTGCCGTATAATCCAAAGCTGGTTCTACATATGTTAAATTAAACTTGTTTGGACTTTGGTCAATAGATGCGGATTTATAACTAAGGGTTTCTTCCACGATGTTATCATCATTGAACGCATACACAGGTTGTTCTAATCGTTCACACCGTAGTTTGATTGAATTGTTTGAGAACACAATAAACCCAAGGAATGAGTTCAAGATTGATTGAATGTTTTCTTGGTGTGTTTTTGTTTCATTCAAGCATATATCTAGTTGATACCTTGGCTCTGTTTTTGTGACACCGTATGGGTCATTGTATGTGATTTCTTCATCACAATAGTTTGCCACATCGGTAAACGATTCCATGTCAAGAATATCTGGTGTAACATACCGACCAGCACCGTATGTTTTATTTGTCAAGTAGTCATATAAACATACAACAGGATTCTTAGAGTATTTATACTGTTTGTCACGCCAATCGTATACAATCATGCCTTGTACAATAGCTGTCACCGTTGGATTGCCAGCACCCATTTTTTCGGTATATCGTAAGTCAGCATGAACGTATGCCATGTTTGGATAACCGCCTGTTGTTAAGTATTGGTCTGGTGCATCTTGGTCTTTACCACCAAGGTGTGTATAAACCGTAGAATTGCTACCGTCTTGACTACCGTTCGTCATACAGTACACATCTCGTTTATAACATGGTGATTCACCAAAGGTGTCTAAACAGGACGGAGAGTTTTGACATATCACAGGATTTACCAATTCCCAACCATCGGTTTGTAAGTCGGACAAGTATGTATCACCCAAGATGATTTGATAGATTTTACCAAACGTATTACAAGCCAATGAGTACTGTAGGTCAATCGTTGTATTATCATCTGTTAAGAAGATGTATACAGTTTTGCCATTGGCAGTCAACTTTAGTTTCTTGAACTTGTTGAATGATTGATAATCTACGTTATCTTGGTAGATTGACTGTTGAGATGGATTTGGTTTATAGCCAGCGAACCCATGCCTTTCCGCAACACCGCTCTCAACAGATACTTTTGCATCTGGGTATTTATTATTACGAATACCAAACACAGGTATTTTTGTTTGTTTTGTTTCGTTTAAGCGTTGTACGCTTGTTAGATAGCCATTAGCAGTAACACCGAAGATGTCGTGGATTTTACCCTCGCAAAGAACCACGTCTTTGTCCAAGCGTTTACCACCAATGTCCATTTTATGGAATGTCTGTAGACCACCAACTTTTGTTTGTCCATAGATAATTGGGATTGTGCCCTCGGATGTGACTTGGTTGTTCTTGGAGTCGAATGTTGATTCTGGTGCAGATGGTTGCTTTGCGGACTTATCAAATAGACCACCAATGGACATACCAAGGGATAAACCGTACATTACACGGCTAAACATGGTTACACCCTTTAAGAACGCCCAAGCACCACCGCCAAAACCAAAGGCAATACCAGCAGCAAGACCAATGAATTTTGCTACACGACCTTTACCGCCCTTGCCACCGCCTTTACCCATATATTAATACCTCGCTTCGTTAAATTGAAAATTTAAGTACGTACCGTAAATTCAAATGGTACGGATAAGAACCCAGCATATCGCTTTTGATTGCCATGCCGTTTACAATCAGTTGGTGTTTTGTCGCATCCAGATTGGATTGTCGCTTGTTGACCAATTAGAACATCTGGTGATTGTAACAATGGATATTCCAAGTAAATACCAGCACCAGCATCTTTAAAGTCAACAATCTTACGTGCTTCACCGCTAACAATTAAGATACCATTTGTGAATGTCTTTTGGTCTGCTGGGTTGCGGATACCAACACGAAAACCATGCTCATCTTGTGTGATTGAATCAACGGTTGTTTGCAATGTTTCGATTTGTGCTTGACATGATTCATCACCGAATACAGATGTACAAGAATATTGTGTTCTACGACCGCCACGGACGTTTGGAACATCTGTTGTTACTGTTACTTTGAAGATGCCATCTGTTGTTAATTCTGGTGCATCAACACGACCCATAAACACAGGTTTAATCATGTTTGCATTGGTTAATGAATCTGGGTATAAAATTCGGTAGATATACACTCGACTGCCTGTGAATGGAATACCCTTAAATAGCAATTGAGTAAATTTATCGGTTGCATTAGAAATCTGCAACTCACAAGAGTCAATCGAATTATCTACCGTTTTATCAATCTCGCCACGTCTGATTGGCAATGCCAAGTAGGTATGACCGTTGAATTGAATGTTGACATCGCAAGAGCATAAATATAGTGTTAAATTCGGTATATGCACTTCGTATAACTCAATGTCAAATACCGAGCCACTTTCTAATGCTTCTCGAAACGCCACAGGTAAATTAATCATGTATACTTCCTATTGCGATATTATCGCATCATAATAACTTCTCGATTTGTACGTTCGCAGTAAAACCGACGGCATTACCATGAGTACCATTCTCAATTGTAAAATCTCGTAGTACTTTCATGTTAAACTCGTTGGTTGCGAATCTACATAATTGTTCCTTGCCATATTCATCTATGAATAGAAATGGTCTTGTGTTACCACCAACAGATTCACAAAAGTCTTCAAATATCTTTTGTTGGTCTGTTGTGCCACGAAGACTGATTGACCAAGTTCTCTTTGGTGTTACCGCAAGTTGTCGCACTTGTTTCTTGCCAGATTCAAATGTGACTTCTTGTGTGGCAAACTTTAGACCTTTTTCAACCTCGAATATATACGGCAATGGAAACTTTGGATATGTCGCCATTGTTAATTCCTTTCGCTGCGTTCTTGATGGAAACCACAGTAAAACAATGGTTGCCAATAACTGCGTTTAAATACGGCAGATAGTGATACGTTTTCAATACATGGAACTTGCATCGCAAGTATTTGTCCATTCTGTAGATATACGCCAGTATGCAAGTCACCATCTACGTTAAATACAATCACATCGCCATGTTGTAATTTATCAATATCACGAACCTTATCGAAGTGTTTCAATAAATACCGTAACACCCTTAGTTGATGATTCTTGTGGAAATCTTCGCATGACGTTGGGTCTTTCTTTCCATCGTCAAAACAATGTTTGTATCCGTGGTCTTTATACCACATACGGCAAACATCAACACAATGATATTGATTCTTTTTATGATTAAAGCCGTATTTCAGACCCAAGTATTTCGTAATGTCTTCCATATGACCTCCCATAGTAATAATGTGAGGGGTTTATCACCCCTCACATATAGTGTCAAAAATTACACAAAAGTTGCGTTATTTCATTTTCCCTAGTGCCACCAACTTGTTGTATTTCGCCAAGAAGTCTTGGTCAGAAATCGTTTGTTTAACAAATACAGGTTGTGCAATGGATTCATGTGTAGAACCGTTGTTCGCCATATAGTTCATTCCCTTAGTCATAGCCGATGTGTTTGCGACCATTTGATTCATCATTCGGTCTTGTCGTTTGGTTTGTTCCGATAATGCCCCTGTAGATGTGTTCGGATTTTTCCAATTAGGTTCGATACCTTTGGTTTCACCAACCCCAAGGTCACGTGCAGCTTGGTTCAACAGTTGAATACCACGTTTTTTATCGTTGGTTGGAATAATCCACTCTTTCTTGTCGCCCTCACCAACACGAACCAATTGGTCTTTATCGACTGCACCACCGCTGGCAAATTTCAATAAACCGAACTGTCGTGCAAACCCAGCAACAGTACCCAATGCACCCAACCACTTGTTGTTACCTAAGCCACCAAGTTTCATGCCAGCGTTGATATACTTAGATACATCGGTTTTCTTGTCTTTGGAATCTTTGTTACCCTCTGGTAAATCAATGCTGTTTTTGTCACCATTGACATTACCATAGATTACGGCATCGGTAAATGTCGCTTGATTCCATGCAGTACCGTTTTGCGTATTAGCCAAGAATGTTTCAAAGTTTTTGTCAAGATTTTGTGTGGCTTGTGTTGCAAGCATCTGTTGATTTAATGTTTCGTCAACACCACCAATATTGCCTTTGCCATCTTTACCCAACAAATCTTTTAAAGGATTAATTCCTTTTTGATAACCCTTGTCTTTTCGCTTTAACAGATTCTGTAGTAGACCACCGTTGCCATCTTGGATTTTGAATAACATTTTCAATGTATCTTCCGCAAGTTGTTTCCATAGGTCTTTCCAGACATCTTTAAACTTCTTGCCCTCGAATATCATCGAATGGAACACATCATGAGTTTGTTGCTTGATGTTTTTGTTTAAGTCATTGCCAGTCTTGTTGATTTGCACTTGTAGCTTTTTAAGTTCAATCCCAGCTTTGCGAATGTCCGCTTCGGTATATTCTGAATCGCCACGCTTAAAGGCTGCAACCATGTCGTTGTATTGTTTTACCTTGATTATGTACAATTCAACCAAGCGTTGTGCATTACGAATATCTCTTGTCCAGAAGTTTTCAGATGTACCAGCAATTTCCATATCAAGGTCTTCATTCTCATGACGGTCTTTTGCCATTTGTACGGCTTCGTCATAATCTTTATCTCGATATTTGTCTTGCATACGATGGGTCATAACCTCATCGTATTTTTTCATGGTTTCTTGCAGTTTTTTGACATCTGCTTTTGGATTGAGTTTGATTAAATCGTCAATCTCTTTTTGAATCCCTTGAAGTTTTTCTCTTAGAGATTGTGTTTCTTTCGCCAAGTCAGCTTGCTCTTTTGGTTTCATGGCGTTTTCCATTTCGGCTTCCGCCTTAGCCAGTTTCTTCGCAAGGTCTTCTATTTTGCTTTGGCGTTCCATGATTTTATTGGCTCTATCATCAGCAGTTTTCGCATCATCGCCATAAGTCGTATTAGCTAATGCTCTTGCTTTTTGTTGACGTTCTTGACTGTGGATATGAGAGGAACGCTCTACAAATTGGTCAAAATAATACGCATATTCTTCTGGTGTTTGATTAGTTGCACTTTCAAGAACACTTTTCCAATTGTCCTTTTCCTTGTGTTGCATTTCATATACAAGGAAAGCCAATTGGGTTTCAAACGCTTTGTAATCAGAATTATTATCTCTTGCAAAATCAATTAAGTCTTGTAATCGACTACCTTGCCATTGTGCAATGCCAAAGGCAACCCCATCGGTTGCTTCTGGGTCTAATCTATCGTATGATTCTATTTGTAAATTACCAACGATGCCATACGCTTGGTTCAAGGTATACCCTTGCTTTAACAAGAAATCAATGGCTGCACCAGCATGAGTATCAGCCAGTAGATTTTTAGCTTTGGTTGTTTTTCCAGTTTTACCATTTTTGCCACTATCGCTAGAACCCTCTGGTAGTTCGCTTCTTGGATAGCCACCAGTAGTACCACCGCCACCAGAATTACCGTACAACGCAGAATTAATGCTTTGGAGTTGCTCTGCTCCATCGGCTTGTACTTTGGCTGCGGTAGTTGCCAAAATTTGTTCTGCTTGTTGACCATAGCTATTTGCATCCTCTTGTAAAGACGTTTGTTCCTCTTTGATTTGTGATGCAGTATATTTAGCCATTTGCAAATTACGTTCGGCTTGTTCGATTTGCCTACTGTTTGCACCAGCTGCTTTTAAAGCATTTAGTTCGTTTTCTGCTTGACCGATTGCACCATCTGCTTGTTGTAGTCTTGCGGCTGCTCTATCAGCTCTCCATTGTTTGAAAGCGTTCATCAACGAATAGTAAGCCAGACGGCATACATCAAGTACTTTTGTGAATTGAATGATTACAGCAATACGGTCTAACCAACCTTTTTTCTCGTGTTGTAAAGAATCAAGGTTATCTTTTGTTTGTTGTCGAACGGCTTGTGCAGCTTGGAACAATTGTGCTTTTTCGTGTTTGATTTGTTGTGCTAATTCGTCTTGCCGTTTTTGTACCGCTTGTGTCATACGTTGGTTTGCTTCGTCTGAATTATCTGCGGTCAACACAAAGTTGGTTTGTTCTTCACCAAGAATTTGAATAATACCCTCGTGTGCAATTTGGATTTCTTCCGCAGCTTGTTTCGCTTCTTCAGAATCTTTGGCATATTCTTTTTGTTTTTGGTTTAAGCTATAATAGGCATTAATAAATTGCTCTAAAACACCAGTTGATTCTTTTAAACGCCCATATGTTTCTTCGTAAGATTGCAACAAGTGAGAATGTGTATCAATCTGTTGTTGGACTTCTTCACGATTGAAACGCCAAGACAAAGCAAGTTGACCAGCGATGGCGATGGCAGATACGGCAATACCGACCCAACCACCCATGAAACCTGTGAGTGTACCAATAGAAGATGCGAATCCGCTTGCTACACCTTTGGCTCCAGCAAGTTTGCCCTTAAAGCCTGTGGTATGTCCACTTGCTTGTTGTGATGCTCTTGCGTATCTTTCGGCTGCACGAGTCATTTTGTTCCAGCCAGAAACAACGCTCGTTTTCATAATGTTGAAAACAGAACCCCATTTGCGGTGGATAACCAATAACCCAAGCATAGCGAATGAAACCATAGCAATAGACGACGGTAAACGCTCTATCCATTTAAACAATGAAAGAACACCATCTAGCATACCTTTGATAACGGTTGACATTGTGCCGTTGCCAGCAGTAGTCATCATCTTTTCCCATTGTGCGGCAATCTGTTGTATTTTCTTTTGGATTGTATCAAGTTGCATCCCAACTTGTGCATTTGTAAAACCCATAGATGTAGAAGATAATCGTAAGGCTTCTAAGTATTCTTTTAAGTCTAACATGGCATCGGCTTTATTCCATTGCCATTTACCACCAGAGATTGCTTTCAATAGGTCTTCCATTGAGCGTTTAGACCCTTGTGCATTAATCATCAAATCAAGTAACACATCGTCTACTTTACGGAATGACCGCTCTCCGTTTTCACCGATTTTATATACTTCGACACCAAACTCTTGTAATGCTTTAACGCCTTTCTTAGAGTGGATAGAACCGAAGATAGATTTTAGGGCGTTACCGATTTCACCACCGTCTGCCTGTGTTTTACGTGCCATAACCGCAACAAGTGCTTGTGCAGAATGGAATGATACACCGACTTCGGCTGCGGATTGTGCCATACGTTTATTGGCTTCGGATAATGTCTGTGCAGAAACCGTATAATTGTGTGCGAGGGATGTCCAAGAGTCAATAATACGGTTTGACACACTCATGGCATCATTGGTATTGTTAATTTGAAAACCCCATTGCATAATCGAGGATTCCAACGCTTTGTTTGCAGACACAATATCGAACGCATCGGCAACTGCTAGTTTGGTGGCTGCATCCGTCAACGCAAGAACAGTATTGTTATCTTTGTACGCACGACCCCATAATTTAGCAGACTCAATCATTTCATGACTTGTTGTACCGTATTGAACCGCAAGTCCTTGTAGTTTGCCTTGCATACTCTCTAGTTCAGACTTAAAGATTTCTGCTTCCGAACCGCCAAGTTTAAGACTATTTTTTAAATTAGATGGGTCAACTTCTAGTAAGGACTTGGCAAACGCATTTGTAGCACCAGTACCATGTTTCATAACTTGTGCGAAACCAGCCATGTCTTGTTCAACTTTTGGGAAAGCGGCAAAGGATTCCATGATTTTGTCACCAACCCATAATGCCGCCCAACGTGTTGCAAAATACCCAAGTCGTGAACCAACCTTATCTAGTTCAAAACCCCATCTAGTTAGCGTTGGGATATGTTCTTGTGTGATTTCGTTGATTCTTCGTTGTTGACCATACAATGTGTTTAACTTGCCTTGGATTGCAGTCATTTGTTGGAGATATTGTTCTTTACCTACGTTGTTCGCTTTCCATGCTTGATAGAGTACATCGGCTTGGTTCTTAAGTTGGTTAATTTGAGTACCAACCGTCATAGCCTTGTTGCCATCTCTTAAGGTATTATGATTCGAGGATTCTAACTTTTTAATGGCATTGGCAGAATCTTGTAGACCTTTGGCAAGTGCTTCGCCATCTTTTTTAAGCGACTGCATCTTCGCAGACATACCATCAAAAGACTTAGATGCTAGGTTGCCACTTTGTGCCGTTCTTTCCAAAGCATTAGCCAATGTAGCCGTTTTTGTTGTAATGCTATCAAGTTGTCGTGGTAGACCAGTGAATTTAATCTGAATATCAGAGTTTCTTTTTAGTCGTTCTACGGCTTGTTGCAACTGTAGAATACTAGAGGTTACTCGATTGGTATTCTCGGTTGCTTGACTGTAGTCTATTTTTATGTCATATCCGAATTTTTTGTTTCCCATTAATTATTCTCCTATGATGCGTACCCAGAACTCAAAAGACCACGTACCGCATCTGCCCCTGTGACGGAATCAGAGTCAACAAAAGTATCATTATTATCGTCTGTATCTGTTTTATTATTTTCGTTTAACGCAACAGATAACCCCTCTAGTTCTGGTAAAGTATATCTCATTAGTGATTCTCTGGTTTCACTTGTGTGTTGTACCAAAGATGCAATTACTAGGTCAAGTCCTCCAGATTCACCCTTGGCAGTTCCTGTGCCATTAGACCCATCATCTTTTTTTTTAGACCACTAATAGATAAATATTCGTCCAACAGTTGCACACCATTGTCTAAGTCGATTGCGTTAATCAATTCTTTTCGTGGAATACGTAACGCCATCTCAAACAATTCACACATGGAGTTAAATGCCACATAGTCATATTTCACCTTGCCATTGGCATCTAACACTTCTTTGCCATCTTCGTCTAAAATTGGTGATGGTAAGTTCAAATATAAATACTGGTCATTTATTTTAGACAATAGACGTTCAACCTTGTTGTAATCTTTTAACAACATTGGATAAATTTTATATTCCTTGCCGTTTAACATAATGTATTTTTCTTGTGGAATTAAAGTATTTGACATCTATATATCTCCATAGTTCTCCATATAATAAAAAATAGGGGCATCCGAAGATGCCCCCATGAGATTAGCCTTGGATTTCTTGTGTGATTTCCAAGATTTTGCCGTCTGTACGAGTTGTATCGTACATAACTTCAAATTCAAGTTGTGGTGCAGATGCTTTTTGACGTTCATGGTCAATATCCATTTTGCCAGTCGCTCTAGCACGGAAAATATGAGTATGCAAGATAACTTTCTTACCATCGCCCATATCAACAGGATTGGAAACGTGACGAATTTCAACGAATTGTGGCACGCTAGTTGCTTTCATTGTCGCCTTACGAGAAGTTGTATCAGTACGAAGACCAGATACTTCAATGAATTTATTTGTTACAGATTGACCCAAAGTGATAACACCAGATGCATCAATTGTAAATTCACCAGCGGATGGAGAATTTTTAACATACTTTAATGTTTCACGTTCGTCTTCCATTTGATTATCGTTCGCAAGTACAACAATTGTATCTTCTGGAATAACATTGGATACGCTTGGAACAGTAAATGCAGTACCGCTCGCAATCAATGTAGGTTTTACACTAAAGATTAAAGTGCCATTGTTATCTACATCAGCACCAGCAGTTACACCCAAGTAATCAAGGTTAAAACGTGCTTCTGTGAAAGATGCTTGAACATTGGATTCTTTATTCAAGATATAGATTGGTGGTAAAGCATCAGAACCGTAGACTTTTTCGTCAGAGGAACTGAAAGATAGTTTCATTGTTTGAAGCGTGCCAAGTTTATAGGCTTCAACTTTACCGTTTACGACACGTTTTGCCCATGCTTCGCCAACACCATTCAATACAAAGTTTTTGCCTGTTTGTTGTGCCATTAATTATCTCCTATGATTATGACCATGTAAAAGGTCTAACACGAAACATATAACCGATTAAGCCAGCCGTACCAGTAGAGAATGAACCCTCGGTATAGATGGACATTTCTTGATAATGTTCCTTTAAAAGTTTATTCAAATGTATGTATAAATCATTCACAAGTTTTCTGTTGTTAGAACGACCAATGATTCTAAATTCTAACAGATTCTTGTTGACCATCCAATTCTTGGTATTACCAACAGATGGAATGAATGACATAATTATGTAAATATCTTGTTTTTCGTCAACGAGTTCCGCACCAGCAAGACCACGCCTAATCTTAGAGTTCCACTCTTGGATTGATTGTGTATCTTTTATGCGTAATAGTGAAGCTATTTCTTCATCTTGTCGCAAGATATTCCATAGTTCGTCCAATAGTTGCACCGTATACTTCATGCGATTACTCCTTTAAAAGCATTATCTAGTTGGGTTTCGATATAATCAGATACTGCATCGTCAATAGCTTCATCCAGTTCTTTTAGCCAATGAACGATTTCTGTTTCAACAACAAACATCGGTTCTTTTGGTTCTAAAGGTTTTAACTTGGATTTCTTCATAGGTTCTTCTAGGTTGATACCCTTAAAATGACCTTTGGATTTATAGTCTGGTACACCCATCGTTGGAGAATGTACAGTTTCTCCTTGGTTGCGACCCATGATTGCATTGCCGTGCGATGAACGATTATCGTTATACCAAGATGATGCCATGTATTCTGGTAAGTCTGGGTTGCCAAACTCCCCAAGTTCCGCACTTGTATTCGTTACCATGAACGAACCAGAGCCATACTCTAGGATGAACGCCCCAAGACCTGTGATGTCTAAGCCAAGTCTAACCATGTTGACGCTTGGTGTGAATCTTCTAAGGATTATATGGTGGTCAGTATAGATGTCCTCGTCTGCAACCGCCCATATTTGTTTGATACGGTCAGTCAGTACATCTAAATGGTCTTCTAATACCTTAGCGATTACATCTTGCATTGTCTTCATGTTAGCCACGCTCGTCTGGTGAACATTGCACATACAGGAATGGTGCGAAATCGAACCTGTTAATTACATCTATTTGTAAAAACTGTCCATTGATTTCGATTCTATCCAATAGTGCAACATCCGTATCCTTTGGTAGAATAAATCGCTTTGTAGTAGTTGGTAGCAAACCATAATCGAACAAGTGCATCTTGGCGGACACATCTTCATAGACACACTTTAAGTCTTTCACCTTAAGCGTTGTTGATGTACCACTGGTATTGCCATACTCGTCTGTTGTGGTTTCGATGCCATAGATATTTACGATTGTATTTGTTGTGTAGAACTCACCCTTGTCACCATTGAATGAGTTTGTTTTTGCGACCAAGAATAACGTATCACCGTTTCTACGTTCGCATATATCGCCAGCTTCCAATGAGGAATCTGACATAAGGTTTCCCCAACGAACATTGTTTACAAGAAACCGTTTTGTACCACGACCAATTCGTGTAAACAACACAAACTCTGGTTTTTTACCATCGCATTTAATGGTTTCACGCCATGATGCGAACATTCGTGTGCAATCAAACTTTGGTGTATATTTTTCTCGCATATATACCTCCGTTTAGAATCTGTATCGTGATAACAATGATTTGATTTCGTTTGTAAATAAGTTTGGGTCAGTTAATGAAAATCGAGCATCCAAAGTTGTCATGGAATTTAAGGCGGTGAATGTAGAAACCTGTGATATATTCATCGCAAGCATTGCACAAGCTGTTTTTACTTCTCGTGGAATTTCAACGAACCCATAGTTGTAACGTACTTTATAAAATCTTGCATTATGCGAGAATATTTGAGAATATGTCATGGCGGATGTGTTATTCAATAGATACACATACTTGCTACCATCAAAGTCATACAAGTATGGTTCAATCTCAACTCCGTCTTCGTGTATATCTCGTGTGTGAATTGCTTGGATTGACAGAATATCAATCACAGGGTCATTCTTTAAAATCAACACGCCTCGCCTGTTAGGCTTGACAATCTCGGTGATTTCGTTGGATGTAAATTTCGATTGTCCATTGTTTGTTCCAACGTAGGCATCAATCATAGTCGATGCAAACTGAACATGACTTTCATCAACTGGAATCATTTGACAATATTCGTCAATTTCTGTTGCATCTAAGTATACCATGATTCTCCTAGGATTCCTTGGCGGAATCTTCTGTGTCGTCTACAACGGATTTTGTTTTTGGTTTGATAACCTTGCCAGCTTTTTTATCCACAGGCTCTAATACTGCTTCATTCAAAGCGTATTCTTCCTCGGACACCTCAAAGCGACCGTTATCAGACTCAATAATGCGACCGCACAAATAAATACGTGTTGCATTACTGTCTTTTAATGTTACTAACATAGTAAAAATCTCCATTCGGTTAAAACATTGGGGTGTCAAAAGACACCCCTGTGATTAATCGTTTGAATTAAGCGTTATTACGCTTCCGTAATGTTAATTACGCTTCAGTAAATTCAACTTTGAAGTGGGCACCAGCACTTGCACCTTTGGCAACTACTGCATCGAACATTACTGCAACGTATTCGTCCAATAGACCTTTAGTAAGACCCATTTTGAAGATGCGTGGTTCTGCATTAGTCAAGTAATGGCGTTCAATCAATTTTTCATTGACAACATACAACGTATGTTTTTTGTTGGATGGGTCAAATGGAATGTAGTTATCTGGAATTAATGGTAAATAACCAGCTTGTGTACGGATTGTATTTACCACGAAACCATTACCTAAGTCCATTTTATCCGCAGATTGGTTGACTGCAAAACCCGGGCGTTTTAATTCAGCACGGCTTAAGTAGTCGATTGTCAATGGGTTAGCGTAGATTGCAGTAGGCATACCGATGTATTTTGTGGATGCCAAGTTGGATGCCATTTTAGTACGGATTGTATCAGTTACAAACTCGCCTGTGCCTGTTGCAAAGCTATAAGGGTTAGCCACAGTTACTGCATCTGTAATTTGTGTAGCCAAACCACAGTATTCAACGGATGTAGAATCATCTGCCGCAGTTGCTGCACCAGTCCAGATACCTTTGTTGGAAGTCTGTAGTAAGTCAACAATCATATCTTCCATGTCTTTGTTCAATAAAGATTTTGCCAAGGCATCACCTTGTTGTGCTACAACTTCAGTATCAAACAAAGAATATTTAATACCAGATGTGATAGCTTTAAGATATACTGCCTTTTCTACACGACCGTAATCTTCATCGTAAGTGTCGACACCGTATTTACCAGCATCGCCTGTGCGTGGATTTACGAATTTCGCATTGTGTGCGATTTTTGTTTGTTCCCAGTAACGAGATGGGTAGCCAGTCGCCATAACAGGTGTGATACGATTACGGATTGTTACATTACGATTTAGTAAATCAACCATCAAGTTTTGGAATTTAGGCAACTCGATGTAATGAGATTGGTTATAATCAGCAACGGCAGCTGCTGTAATAAATTTGGATTTTGTTACTGCCACAGTTATTTCTCCTATGATTAAAAATCAAAATAAATTATGCGTAATTATTTACACATAGCTTCGATGCCATCTGCAAAGTTATCAAATTCTTTGTCAGCTTTACCAGCTTCCAACTTAGCTTTAGTTTCCAAGTTTTTAACATCGGAAATTACAGTTTGTTTTTCGGCTTCTGCTTTACCAGCTTCGATTTCTGCATCTTTTGTTTCAATAGATTTTTCAAGTTCTGCGATTCTTGCATCTTTTTCAACAATCAATGCATCTTTAGCGGAACATTCGGCAGTCAAGCGTTCAACTTCGGCTTTTGCATCTTTGAGTGCTTTAGCTTCTTCCGCTTGTGCTTGTGCTTTCGCTTGTGCTTCAATAGATGCCTTAACGGCTTCATCAACCAAGGCTTTAATTTCTTGTTCGTTCATTAGTTGTTTTCCTTTCGCCTTTGCGGCAATTTCTGCAATATACGTATTTTGGTATGCGGCTGCGTTTTTAAACAACATAGCAACACCAGTAAATTCAACATCCGCCATTTCAATATGGTCTTCAAACTCGTGGATATTGAAAATGGCTTCCACAGAGAATCCTAGAGAGTCTACTGTTTTCTTTATGAAGTCAGCAATATCTGGAAAGTCATTCTTGTAGATAATACCAGTAAATTTAAGTTCGTTACCGTCAACCCAACATTTTTCGACCACGCCAATTTTATTTCTACGGTCATGTGCCATCATGACTTCATCTGGGAATAACCAAGGGTCGTAATCACAATTAATACCCATAAGGTTCATCGTAGATGCACACGCTTCGGCAACTTCGGATGATAACATCACAGGTTTGTCAACACCACCGGGAATATAATCAGATGGTTCATTTAAGAACATACACGTACCAGTAAAACGCATGGAGTTCGTATGTTGATTATCTAGTATAACCTTAATTGCACTGGCGTTAAGTTGTACTTTTTGTTTTTCCATCGGCTTCTCCTTTCTCTGTAGATTTCTTCGGTTCATCGGTCGTGTCAATGTCTTGTTCATCGTCTTGTACACGCTTTTGAATCAAAGATGATTTATATTCTTCCAGCAACGAATCGCCAGACGGAATATCTTTCAGTTCAATACCAAGAACACCATTTAACTCTTGACGTGCTTCGTTTAATGTGATAATATTACCATCAACGAGTTTACGAACACGTTCAACAGCATCTGCCTGTTGTGCCTTGGTTGGAGTAAATACGAATTGGAATTTAATACTATCGGAATAACCTAAACGTGCAATCACGTATTTATTAAACGCTCGTTCAAAAATCTTCGCCCAAGGTTTAATTGTGTATTCCAACATTTCATTATCTTTTTCAGATGAGGTAGAACGGTCATTTGAAATCGCTACACCTAATCGTTCTGGAGGGATATTAAAACAAGTCGCAATAATCTGTAGCAACATTTTCTGCCAATTCAAAGATGCAGCTTCATCACCAATCGGTGAAATCTGTTTGGCATCTAATTGTGCAGACCCAACGATTGCAACCGCAGATTGACCTTGGATTTCATTCGCAATGTATAACCGAATTTTTTCGATTTCTTCTTCACTTGCGGATGCACCCATGTTGACTAAGTACTTTGGCATCGCATTAGAGGAAATATCGTTTGCATACTCTTGTACTTCTGCTAGGTATTTGATATGCCGATATGCTTGCTCTAATGGTGATAAACCAAACTCATCATATGTCAGTTTCGTGCGTTGCAACATGGCGATTTTATCAACCTTGTACCATTCTTGGTGTCCATTTACGGATTGTAAAAATCGTGGTTGATTTAAGTCACCACTCCAGTTGGTTGCTACTTCGATTGTTTCTGTGTCGATTGGGAATAAATACAATGGTCTATATCCCTTGACTACCTTTTGTTCAAAGAACGCAAGGTCTAAGACAATCAAGTCTTCAAATAGCTTGCCAATGAAGTCGTTGTAATCATCAACAGGATTCGGATTTTGAATAATCTGTGTGACCTGTTTGATTTGTTTCTTGTTTGCGTTACCATCAATGGAAACAACTTCCCAAGGCAACGCAAGAATACCCTCTCGGATTTGATTGATTGCAGAACGTACAATCGGTGTTCTTGATAGATTCCGTAGTTCTTCTACACTAAGTTTTGTTTCGGTTGCTCGATTGTTAAATCTAAAAGAAGACAACCATGTGTTCTTTAGATTGGCAACCGTATCCCTTAATATAGTTTTACTCATCCATGATAAGATTCGTTGTTTAAGATTCATCGTTTCCAACCTTTCATGAATGATAAAATGTTTTTACGTTTGTTCTGACTGCCAATAGAACCGACTGCAATAGTCGCAGAGTTTTCTAAGAACTTCGCAATACATCGTTCTAAGCAATCTGGTGCATCATCGTGGTCTTTGGGAAAATTCTTAAGTTGACTTTCCAAGATACGATGGTTTTTATTAAACTTGATATACCCTTGTTTAATCTTCGGAGCAAGCGAACGGATGCGTGTGCCTTTGTTGTCACTTGCGGTAGACCGAACGGATACCCAGTTGACATATAAACCCATGTCAAGTGCGGTTTGTTGTAATGTCTTAGAAAAGAACTCTTGGAATACGTTTTCTTCGACAATAAAACCGTCCAATCTTCCGTTATACTTATCAAGATATAAGAGAATATCATTAATGATTGCATCTGGTGGTCTACGTTCGACATCTGCTTCTAGTACATAAAAGTAATTGTCAACGCCACGACCAACAATAAGGATTGCCGAATAATCAGATGTTCGTGATTTACCCATTGATACATCGACCGCCGCATAAATTTGTTTCATGTGCGGTAAATTTGTTTCGTCATAGTAATTGGATTTAATCCACGATTCTTTAAATATTCGACTGGCTTCGGTCATTGGATTGTTTTGGTATTCCGAATTAAATGCTTCATCATCTTGCATCTTAAGAATCATGAGTTCTTGATACCAGTTATCCCTAGATAGTTTCATCTTCTCGTCAAACGAGCAATCTAAATGTTCAAATAGACCAAAGTTTCGACCCTCCCACATGACTTCTACGCCATCCATCATTTCTTCTTTGTGTTCATTGAAGTAATCTGCTGCGTTTTGTGCTGCATTAGGGTCAGATAAGTCGTTAAACAATTCTTCCCATACAGTCCATTCTGGACTTTCAGAAAAAGAATACACGGCTTTATATATGGCACGATTCCAGTTATTAAACTTGGAGTCGGTCAATACTTTATACAATAGTGCTTCATAATGCAAAACCGAACCGACATACAAAAATACGGTTCTTGGGTTGCCGATTGGCATTAATACTTTCATAAACCAATCGTATAACTTCTTGCGTTGATTTTCAGTTTCCACCGCTTCGTCATTTTCTAAGTCGTCTAAGATTACAACTTCTGGACGAATGTTGTTATATGAAGAACCACGCAAGGATTGACCACTTGATTTTGCAAACACTTGTATTTTATTCTTGGTGACAATCTTATCGCTCGCCCATGTTTTATCACCCTTTAAAAGACCAAAGTCTGCTTTCAAGCGTTCATTATCTTCCAGTTCATCCTTGATTGTTTGAATGAACTCTTTGGCTTGTTCAAAGGTATCTGAAATAATCAGTATGTTCTTGCGATAACCATACACAATTAGCCATATCGGAAACACAACGGATATAATACGGCTTTTGCCGTGACCTCGTGGTGCTGCACGAACGAACTTATTGTGTAGATTGTCAAAGTGCAATATCATGTTCTCCGCATCACGGAACATTGAGTGATGAAATTCACAGAATGGCGTTGAGAAGATATGCGGAAAATATGTCTTGGCAAAATATTCCAAGTCTGTTGCACCAATATCTTTATCAGATGGAGTGTCACTTGACGGCTCTGTGTTCGCCACGGACACACCCAATAGCGAGTCCAAAATGTTTTCAGCCACGGACACACCTCCTAAGTGGTAATTGTTCTCACTTATAGTGAAAAAATCCAGTAAAAAGTTAAGGTTTTTCGATAATATTTAGATAAATATTCTTAATTTTGTTGGATTTTTGCGTAATTAGACAATAATATTTGATTTGTTTTCATTTCTTTAGTGATTTGTTCTGCCAACTTAGGGTCTTTTTCCGTGATAATACGCATAATTTCAACAATAATGGAGTTCATTGCTTGGAACGTAAAGATTTTTTCCATTGTTGCTTGCATATCTTTTAATATCGCTTGTTTGCGACCAAAGTACTTCTCTTGGTCACTCATTAGGTCTTTCATGCGTTTATACAAGATGTCTGGTGACATTGTTCCCTCGGCTTGTTGACATTGTAAGTCATCAATGAACACTTGAATCATTTCAATTTGTGTTTCAACCATTTCTAACAAATTCTTTTGTTCATTGTATGTGTTGACAACTTCGTATTCCTTGCTAGAGGGTTTTTCTTCCACAAGGTTAGACCGACACCAGTCACCAACCATCTTAGGCGTAATGACAATGCCTTGTAGATGTTGTTGGTTGTCTTTGTTTAATGCTCGTGCGATGGCAACATAAGACTTCCCAGCGTTTCTCTGTTCGGTCACAGAGTCTTGCAATCCGAAGAAATCAATCCGATTCTCGAACGACTTCTTCCGCTTTAATTGTAGTTCTTCCATAAAGAACCTCCAAAATATTTTCAAAAATTACAAAATAAAGTGTTGACACATTTCCATGCATGGTGTATTCTATATGTAGAAACAGAAATCATTAGGAGGAAAGAAATTATGTCAACAGTAACAGAACCAATCAGAGATTTAGCCAAAGTTAATGAAATGCGTGAAGCATTGACCAACGACAGAGATAAAATGTTATTCACATTGGGTATCAACTCTGGTCTACGCATTAGCGATTTAGTCGGTTTAACCGTAGATGATGTCAAACCAATGATGGAATTACGAGAACAAAAAACAGGCAAGTTTAAACGATTTGCATTATCTAAAGAAATCTATGAAATGTTATGCGAATACGCATCTCGTTGTAAACATTGGTTATTCCCAAGTCGTTCTGGCGATGGTCATATCACGACCACCCAAGCATGGAGAAAAATCAAGGCTGCATCCATTAAGTGCGGTCTTGAAAACATTGGTACACATTCCATGCGTAAAACATTTGGGTATCATGCATACCGCAAAGGTGTGCCAATCGCATACCTTATGCAAGTCTTTAACCATTCCTCGGAAGCCATCACAATGCGTTATCTTGGTATTACAACCGAGGAACTTAACAGTAAAGTGTACGCCATCATGTCCTTATAGGAGGTAGCATATGTTTATTTTTGCAATGTTAGGTATGACGTTAATCATCGGATTTTTTACATCTGCACATTTTGTCGGTATGTTGTTTAAATGGATTGGTAGTGCAGCCTTTGGCTTGGGTGTCGCCAGTGCCATTTCTGGAGAACCATATGGATTCCTTGGGTTCTTTGTCTTAGCAATCATTCTTTGGAGCATCGGTGGTAAGATTACAGATGCGTATCCCAAACGTGGTTCAGAAGAAGAATTATTAAAATAGAATAAAAACGAAAAACAAAGGGCATACATAAGTGTCAACATATGATTTGTTATATGTTTAATACTTATGTATGCCCTTTGTTGCATATGGTTTGTTATACGGTTTGAGTCTTAAAGCATAAGCGACAAACATAATCAATACGAAGTATTATTTCTCGATAGAGAAATCTTATATGTTTTAAAACTTATGTTTACCATTCTGTATGTTTCAAACTTGTTTTTCATGACTTCGTCATAAGCCTTACGGCTTAAGTATTTTTCAAAGTCGGTTAAACAGTTTGGACTATCAACGGTTGTTATGTTTTTCTTGTTGTTGTTTTTGGGTTTCAAACTTAAGTACCTATTTTGGAACCCCTCATATATAGTGTCAAAAAGTTATGGTAAGTTACGATATTTTTCAATTATCGGAAGTAATAATGATTATCCGTTACGTCATAAACCCAGTATCCATCTAGGTTGAACGCCATAAAAATTTTTTTAGAATATATGCGTAAGTTTTTACCCATTAGTGTAACTACTGGAAATTACATATGTCTTCTCTATAGTCATTTTTGATGCCACCAGCGGTGTCAATTATGGCTTATTTTTATGTTCACATAAGTTTATCACGCTGATGTGTCTATGGATGCTATATGGCGTGTCTTATGTGATTTCTGGCGTTGTGCAGCGATTGTCTGTCAACGATTGTATACACCGCCAAGCCAGCCATAAGTACGCCCCTATAGTGTTTCGCATAGGGCGGTAAACGGTTTGTGTTTGGTATTTTTCCATCTTATGTAACCGACTATCAAGAACATAGTCAATCATCTCCATAGAGAGATGATTACCATTTTGTAAAATGGTTAAGTATGTATGACACAAACATATTATCACATACTTCTATTAAACTGATTGAAACTAACGATTGTTAAAACAGAACAATATATGTATGTCCATATAGCATCAAACATTTGTAATTTCAAATGCAATATACTAGAGGAGATAATATACGTTTTATCTTATATGTCTGATACATATGTTTACCATAAAAATTTTATACATAAATTTTAAGCAATCGTTTTAAGCGATTGTATAGTCGATTGGATACTCAATTGTTTTCAAACATATAACGGATTATGTATGCAGCATATGTATCTCAATTGTAATAACCGATTGTAGATAACGATTGTATATTCAATTGCATAATACATATGTATTGATGTGTATGGTTTTAAAACATATAGATTGCACCTTGGTTTATGGTGTTTATGTATGGAACAAAAGTGTATGACATTGGTATAGACCATTGTTTGTATTGGGGTATATCTATAGTATACGACTTGGGTATATAACATATGTATGTCTTGGGTTTAACGTTATATAACCGCCCCCAGCTGAGAATGGTTCTCCCTTTTGGAATTTCTAAATTTTTCGATGTATGTAGTCCCCTATGATTGGACTGCATAGGGTTATACCATAGATACATAACACTAGGGGCAACCAATGGCGAACGCTAAGGCAATGTAATAGAATACCTATAGTAGTACATTCATTCTCAATCATTATCATTTATAATTGTTTGTATCGTGGTTTATTATATGAATGTATGTTCATATGTTTATATTTATGTTTGTCGATATATTGGCTATGGTTATGTATATCGAAAGTTTTCAATACAGGTTGTTATGTGTTTAAATCATGTTTGTTATGAGTTTTTGTAATTGGCTTGGGTTTGCGTTGGTCGGTCTTATGTTCGTGTTTTAGTAAACTAAAGTTTTATGACTAGGTCATAATACTTGGTCTTAAAATTCTGTAGTACATACCAACCCTAAGCCGTACCCCTAAGCACACACCAAAGACCATACCTAAGACCATACCTAAGAAAACATACATCAATAGCATACATCAGTACACCCACAACGTACATACCATTAATGATAACAATTATCAAATACACGTGTTTAAATCTTGTGTATTTCTGATGTGTACAAAATGGCTTTATATGTTTTCAAACAATGGATATATAACGATTGTATATATTGATTGTATACAACGATTGTTATTCTAATCGTCTGTAGTCGCTTGTATAGAGCGATAGACCGCCAACGTATAAATACACGTGAAAACCGCCACACGCACCATAGAACGCAAATAAACGAATTTCTTAATGATAAACATTCTCAATAACATGGGTTTATGCAGCTGTTATCATTTATGTTTTCTAATTGAGAATACGCTGCATTAAGTGAATGTATGTGCATATGTTCATATTTAGGGTATAAAATAACGGCGGTATGATAACCGCCGTTTATATCTTTTAGATGTCGCCCTTATACCATAAGTCGTATAAATCAATGGCATATTTTTTTATGTATTTATTTTGTTTGTTAGTATCCATAATCGGAACGCTTGATATATCATCTATCGTTGTATATTCCGTGAAATATAAAATATATTGATTGTTGCCGTCATGATGTGCAACGTTGATTATTAATGATTTATCATTAATTGTTACCTTTTGCACCTCATAATTGATACACATATCAATTTGTTTACAATCTTGTAAACCGCCTAAACGTGTACCGCTCCAAGTCCCCTGCGTAGGTATACACCATATATAATATTTTTCATTTAAAGGCAATAAAAGATTCTCATATATATCCTCAAAATCCAAATCCTGTTGGGTATACATATCTTGCGTTGCCTGTTCCTTGCACCATTCGACTGTACCAAGTTTATAAAAAACATCTGCACAATATTCACAAACATTTTTATAACCCTGTTCCGTTACGAATTTTTTAACATTCCAATAAAAATCACTATTTCTATTGTATAACTCAACTGTTTTCATTGTTTTATGTTCCTTTTGTTTAGTAATCTATAGAAATATCTGTTACTAATTCATAATTATCATTATCAAAAAACACATCTATATAATTGCCTATAGATATATCTGTAATATACATTTCTTTATACTCTTTATTATATAATACGTTTACAGTGTCATCACGATAAAAAATATATATATCGTTTTCTGTTGTAATAGTATAAATTTCTTGATGTATACAAAAATAAATATAATCGTACTCATCGTTATCCTTATCATAGAATACCGCTTTAAAATAATCATATTTGAATTTTTCGCTATTGTTAAGAAAATAGGGTTTAATTTTCTCTATATTGCTTAAATTCTCATTATTTAAAAAGTCATGTGTTTTTATCTCATAATCTCTATAATATTCAATGTTTTTTCTAGGGTGGTAACCTTCTATAAGCCTAATTTTATTCATGTTATAAACCTCTTTTCTTTAACTCTTTAATATCTAGGGTAGATACTAAATAGTTTAAAACATTAACCATTTTTAAGGCTTTTAAAATTTGTTTTTTCTCATAATAATAAAATTCCTTTCGTATATATATAATAAATATATCTCTTTTGATACCCTTATTATATCACATTGGCTATAAAATGCAAGTATTATTTATAGAATTTGCCAAAATATTTCATATGAGAATATCTATCGTTTAAACCAATGACAAACGCAAGAAATACCAATGTACACCACATAAAGACATACTATAGATAATGTCTATTGTATGAACACCGCCAACAATACGCAAGATGTAACAATTGCCATAGAATTGAATTATTTGCGTTATACGGCGTTTTGTATTCCTTGCATATAAACCCTAGCGAAAAACTTTAGAGATACTATACAAGCGAATATAAGCAATTTTTATTTGAGAATTATTCTCAACAACCCAGCCTGTGCAGCAATTCTCAATAAGTAAACCTAAATGAGAATATGAGTGCATACAAAAGGCGGTACACGTTAAGCATACCGCCAATGTATTACTATTACCAATCAGTCAATAAAATAACCTCGCTATTGTCTACTAAGTAGCGAATACCATCAAGCCACTTTTGACGGCTTTCTCTATTGCCGTATTCCTCGCCATCCTTGGCGAATTTTGGCATATCATTAAGAAAATGTAAATTGTCTTCGTAACGTAGGCTATAAAAATATGTATCGTACGCACTAATGCATATCCAATCAGGTATTTCTTGCCCTCGTTCCTCTAAACAGTTATAAATATAGTCCTCTAGGCTTTCATAAATGATATAGTCTAAATTTTCTATAATGTTTATTGCCCTAATAAAATCAATGTCTATCACATCGAGCAATTTATAAAACGTATTTCTTTGTTCCGTGTCCCATTTCTCGAACATTTCTATAAATTCCCTAAGTGTAAAATAATTATCTGTATTGTATTTTTTATAATCGTTTTTTAATTCTAATAAATCCACAAATTCCATTGTTTTATATTCCTTTCGTTTAACTCTAATTATTTCAGTAAATTATTCCTTGCGTTTTCTGTTCGTTTGATAAAACAAACGATTAACGCTAATAATACTATAGTCAATGTTTTACCTCTTTTTCTAGCCATACAGGCAACGTACTATCAAAAGCATAAGATATTCTATGATTTTTAATCATGTTTAAAATGTCAGGTATTACATAGTCAATATAATATAGTCTATCAAGATACACATATAGCCGTTTTTTGAATTTTTTTAAAGTCGCTATATGTGTATCTATTACCATTAACAGTAATAAAACAATATTTATCGCCTTGTACAAATATATGAATATCATAGTCATGATATAATAACGTATGTATTTTATCAAATCGAATATAACTTATATAGCTACTTTCCGCATATGTTACTATCTCATAATCTTGTGATAATTCATGTATAAAAGCGTTTAAATTTATAATCTTATGGATATTGTCTTTCATTTTACACCTCTTTAATAAAAGTACCGTCAAGCGTGTATAATTCGTTTTCACATTGATATATAATATTTTTGTGTTGATACAATATATCCATTGCCAACTCTCTTATTAAGCCTTGGCGGTAAATATCTAATAATTTACCTTGAATTATCTGTACTTGTACCGCTTGCGGTAATTCGTGGAATTTATACATATTTCTAACCTCTTTCAATAATACGATGTAAAACGCTATTTTCAACATTCCTTTCGTTTTTTACTTTAAACCATTTACAGCTTTTTCTAGGCGGTAACACCCTAGCCAAAAACACAAGGCGAACATGAAACCGCCTACAGTTTTAAAAATTTCAAGATATTCCATGTTTTTACCTACTTTGTTATTGTTACGGCTTGCATTTGACAAATAACGGCGGTATTAAATGAAATTTTTTGTGTTGCCGTCAATCGTTTATTAAAGTGTTTTAAAAACGCGTTTAATACCTCATGCATAAACTCAACAATATTGTATTTTTCACAATCAAAATCGTAAAAAACATTATCAAATTTTTGAGATAGTAATAAAATACTATTCCATATATCTTTATTCCTTGCGTTGCGTTTAATTGCACAAATACCACTTTGAAAAATGTTTTTCAAGTCTTTTTCATTCATAATCATAATTTTTTATCCTTTCATAAATAACTATGTCTATCTGTCCGACTGTCCGCCACATCTTGATAGCGGTATATCTGTATGCAATTATCTAAGACCTAGGGTATTTGTTCCCCTACATATATAATACCACATTGGCTATAAATTGTAAGTATTAAATTAGAAATTTACAAAAATATTTTTATTGTAATATTTTTGTATGTTTAATGAATATATATAAATACCATAGATATAATCTTTTGTCAAGCATAAGATATATACATCTAATAAATTCGATATAAATATATTGAATTTCTTCGATTGATTAAAACGTATGACTGTATTACAAAAAGTAATCCATGTGCTGGTCGTGTGTGCAGCGTGAGGCAACTGATTGAGAACGCATTGAGAACGACTTGGACGCTCATAGTAATATCATGTGAAAAAACAAATAGATATATTTGTATATACATATGTATTTAAAAATAGGTGGACATATGTAAATATATATGTATATACAAATAAAAAATCCGTGGTGATTATTATTGTTCATATTATATATGTATCAAAACATATGTATATATAGATGTAAAAAATCCATGGAGATATACGAAAATTGATTTATTTGCGTTATACGGTGCGTTTGATAGGTTGGGTATACAAACGTATGTGAAGTGGTGCGTAAGCACCATAGAACGCCATAGAATAAATTGTATGGGTATTATAGCCACTGAATATCATGTGGTATGCGTATTGGTGACATCACATGGTCATACGAACGGCATCGTCCACCATTGCTACACATAATATAATCCGTGGTATCAATCATGGATGCAGCGTGTGATGCGGTCAACGTATTAATCATATGGAATATATTATATACCGACAATGATGTTCGGTATGTGCTTATGCATATATTATGTGTACGCACCATGGACAAACCACGGATGCAGCATATAGATGAACGCATGAACAGTCATTCATATGTATGGACATAAAAAAAATACCACGGTATCGTGGACAATGGTCACACCAAACGGTGGTGTTACCGTAATATACCGTGGTTTATATGAAATGGTTGTCGGTGGTTTCGATTGACTACACACAATAGTTAATGAAGGTGTTTTTTGTTTTGTTTCGTAGCTTGTTAGACGTATCATATAGGTGACCAACCACCGACAAACACATTGTAGCACACAAGATTTATTATGTCAACACACAATTTGAAAATTCTGCGTTTTATTTTTTGAAATCTTGTTTTTTATTTTTTGGTTTTTAATTTTTTGGAATTGGGTTTTGCGTTATTGGATTATAACACCTGACATACACGATATTGTTCAATAGAAACATCCATTGATTGGTAAATCGCTTGTTTGTTATCAGAACCAAAAGCAACGGAATACGAATGTGTCAAATAAATGATTCCATCTTTGGTCAATCTAGTGACTGTGCCAAAGCGAATACGTTTGTTGCTGCGGTCGTACCCAATCACATCACCGACCTGTATGTGACCAGCTGGAGTTTGTATCATTTCGATTTTTGCGGTTGGTTTAAATGGTTCATGTTCTTTAGATTGTAGCCGTTCGACCATATCCAATAATTTATTCCGTTGGTCAAACAAACGTGAATTTTGGTTTGCCAATAACTCCATCTCCAGTTGATACCGCAATGGCATTTCTGGTTTCTTATTTTTGGGTTCTACAACGGCTGCACATTGGTTGTTAACTTCGATGTCCATTATAAGCCCTCCTTGGTGACGTATTCTACAGTGGTAATTTCTTTTGGGAATATCTCATAGAAGTATGCACTTTCAAAGTCACCCATAGAACTGTGTTGCGTAACTGTTAAACAAAAGTATCGACCATCGTCACACTCATAGATATAATCTTTGGTATGATAGTACTCGTCTACATCCACCAGCTTTTCATCAATCTGATTTAAAAACTCTGGTGTATCCCAGATTAATTCTGGTAACAGTTCGGTATTACCATCTTCCCTTAGTAATTTATCTAAAAGTTGTGTTTCCGTATGTGTCATCTTTAATCCTCCACGATTTTAAACCATTCTTTTAAAAATGTTCCACCTGTAGTTTCAATCAAAGGTTCTTCAGTAAGAAAAGAAGTTGTAACACTTTCAACCGTAGTTGTTTGTGTTTTTGTTGGTGGCGTTGTTTCAATACCATCGTATAACACTGGTGCTTCCACTAGGATAGATGTTCCCTTTGGCAACAGTTCTTTTAATTCTTCTAGTGTGAAATCAGTAGTGTGACACCATGTATTCTTCTGTAGGGTCGTAGGCAGCAACTCCATAGCCCGTGAAGATGCAACCCATGCGTTTTTACAATCGACACCCTCGACTGCAACCTTGGCTTCCCAACCCAAGTTTTTGTCGTCCAAATCAACAACATAGCTACGAGAACAATCAACGCCCTCCATAGGCAATCTGACGATTACGCCTGTGCGTTCATTTGCTGTACCTTTAGAAACGACAACATGGTCGCCAAGTTTGAACTCGTGTTTTGGTTGCACCTTTGGTTCATCTGGGTCAACAGTTGGTTCTGGTGCTTGTGTTTGCAAACAAGAGCAACCAGTACCCATAGTATCCGCTCGTTGTTTTTCCAAGACTTCCACAAGTTTATCTGCATGGAGTTTGATATTCATGGCATAACCATAGTCTTGCCCTTGGGTGGCAAACTTAATGATTGTTCCACGTAGAAATGAGATAAATTCATCTTTGGTTAAATTTTGTTCGATAATGTCTAAAGTTTCCATGTGTTTTCCTCCTAGGGGTTAAAATCGTGTTAAATAAACCTCAAACCAGCTTTCTCCACTCATAGGTTCTATAATACCAATAATATCTTGTAACGTATCTACTGATATTTGATAAATAAGACCTTGTGTTTCATTACAGTCTTTTAGATAAGATTCTTTTCGTTGGTGTGCGTCAGATAACCATTTGTATAAAAACGGAATATCCACTTGATGTTCTCCTTTAGTCCAGTCCAAGTTCTCATTGGCATACTGTTCTACTTCTGTTACTAGAAAACTGTAGTGCAGATACGGACATCGTTTGTTCTTTTGAAAAATGTAAACCTCCATATTTCCTCCGTTAGTTAAAAATCAGATAAATCAATACCAAAATCTTCTGG